AGGCATCACCCGTGATGTTGGGTAGACCAGCATCAACGTAGGCTCCTGCGGAATGCTATGGGTGGTCTTGTTATTAGAATATTGTAAAGAGGTGATTTAATGAAAACTTATGATGAAAACGATAATTTAATTGAAAATCCAGACCTAGAAAAAGGATATCTCAAAAACGGCAAAAAGACTATCCATCATGACGCCGTTGAAGCAGTTGAAGAAAAATTCCACTACGAAACTCTTGCTGAGTATCCAAACGGAGGCAAAAGTGTGCGTAAGGTGGTGGACGTGCCCAGCGTCGCCGCGAAAGACGCCTACGACGAAGAGGTGGAGGTGCAGCGGTATATCCGCTACACCGCCGAAGAGCTGGCTGCGCAGGAAAAGGCCCGCAAGGAAGCCCAGCAGCGGCAGGAGGCGCTGGACAAGCTGCCCGAAACACTGGCCGCCCTGAAAAACGAAAACGAAATGCTGAAGCAGTGCTTGCTGGAAATGAGCGAGACTGTCTATGCGTAAAATCACACAAAAAATCGAAAGGATGGTATTTATGATGGCTATGTTATGGGCACAGGAAATTATGTCTGCTGAGACCGTGGAGGAGGCCAAGGCTCTGTATGGGCGCTGCCCCCGCTTGCTGAAGGAGAAGGTCAAGGCGATTCTTATCAAGAGCGGCTTTGAGGAAATCACGCAGTAAGGAGGACGATATGGCTGAAATCATGGACGTCTCCCGCTGGCAGGGCCGCATCGACTGGGACGCGGTGAAGCGCAGCGGCAAAATCGACGGCGTGATGCTGCGCGCCATGGGCAACAGCGGGGCGGGCAAGGCCAGCAAGCCGTACCTCGACCCCTATTTCGCCCGCAACTATGCCGAGTGTGCCCGGCTGGGCATTCCGGTGGGCGTGTATGGCTATTTCAAGGCCGTCACCCGCGCCGAAGCCGACAGGGAGCTGGCGTTTTTCCACTCCGCGCTGGGCGGCAGGAACTTCCAGCTCCCCATCGCCGTGGACATTGAGGACGCTTACCAGACCGTCCTCGGCAAGAGCAAGCTCACCGACCTTGTGGCCTACTGCCTGAGCGTCGTGGAGAGCTGGGGCGTGTATGCCATGCTCTACACCGGCCTGTATTTTGCGCAGAACAACCTTTACATGGGCGGCGCGGCGCTGAAGCCTTATGACGTATGGCTTGCCGCCTACCGCAAGGACAAGCCCTCCCCCGGCTGGCCCTTTGGCATGTGGCAGTACACCAGCAAGGGCAAGATTCCCGGCGTGAGCGGCCCGGTAGACCTGAGCCACGCTTACAAAGACTACGCAAAAATCATTGCAAAGAAGGGCCTGACCCGTCTCCGGGAGGGCGCATGAGCGAAAAAGAAGCTTTACTGTGGGTACTGGGCGTTCTTGGCAGCCTGTGCGCCGCTGCCATCACGATCGACAAGGTGCTAGACATCATCCACAAGTACATCAAAAAAGCAAAAGCCCCTGACGATGCGCAAAACAAGCGAATTGATGCCATTGAAAAGCGACTGGCTGCGGTAGAAACCGTTTCCACGCAGCACGCCGCAGCCCTTAGACGCGACATGACGCGATTTGACGGCATCGATGAAGAAATGCGTCTCGTCCTTGTTGGCGTGCAGAACCTTCTGGATGCGCAACTGTCCGGCAACAACCGCGAAGGTATGCAAAAAAGCAAGACCGACATTAACAACTACCTGCTGAAAGGAGTAACAAATCATGGAAACACTGGTATCTAAGCTCATTTCCGTTCTTCCCGCATGGGCAGCACTGCTGCTGATGCTGGGCGGCTTTATCTTTTACGTCCTTGGGTGCATCCGTCTGGGCTATGGCGCAGCGGTCAAGCCACTGGTCCTCAATTTGATCGATCAGGCAGAGCGAGAGATTCAGGGCACGAAACGTGGCGCAGAGCGCAAGGCGTGGTGTGTCAAGATGCTGCGCACTTATTTGGATAACAGCAAGTTGGGCAAGCTGGTCTCGTGGGCAATCACGGAAGAGACCATGAGCAAAGTGATTCAGTTTTTCTTTGACCGCGCCCGGTCTGTGCTGCAAAAGCAGTAAGGAGGATATCATGGCAAGCACTACATACGAGCATTTTGTTGACACCAACAAAATGTACGCCATACAAGAGCAATTTCGTGACATCACGAAAATGGTCTGCGCATGTTTTCGTGAGGTCACGAAAACATACCATCTCGGCAATGTCAACAAACTGGTGACATTTTGTCACCGTTTCGCCAGCATTGGTAATATGGTGCGCAACGCCGGACAGTTGCCGCAGCCTTTCTGGCTCGGTGCTGCCTGTGGCGGCGGCTCGCATAGTCTTTCCGCCAGCGTTGCAAGGGCTTAATGCAGAACAGATAAAAGCTGTGATAAAACGTGCGCCGCTTGGGAGGTATGACCGGAAAATCGCCCGGTTGCGGTACGTTGACCAGCTATGCCAAGTTGATATTGCAGCGCGCGTGCCGTATTGTCGGACATCAATCGGCAATAGGCTGAAAATTATTGATAAAATGCTGGATGTGTGATATCATAATCTTAATTGGGTGCGATTTCTCACGAAACGCATTGAAGCGGCAGGCTTTCGGGTCTGCCGCTTTTCTTTTTGCACGAATTATGGTATAATATTTACAGACAATTCGCTTAATGAATTGCTGGTGTGGTCTGGCCTAAAGATTTCTGCCAACACAAGCGCACAGCTTACGAAATTTAGTCTCCTGCACGCCTACTCACAGTGCGTACTATGCGGGAGACGCTTTTATATGGTGATGCTTATGTGCAATACAAAAGAAGAACGATTGGCAAGAATCGCAAAATACTACACCACTTTTCACTTGTTTGGTGATTGGTACTTTGTTAAATTTTGGCCTCGGCATTGCCATAGTTGGAAGCGGTTCATTCCGTTTTACATTCCTATGCACTTAGGAGACCCAGATTGAAAGGCTCCGGCCTTTGTAGAGAGCGGCATTGCCTGTGGGCGGTTCCGCTCTTGATTTTAGACTTTGCCGTTTTGGCGGCATAAAAATCCCCTTCTTTGCCAAAGTCCTGCGTTCCGCGCGGGGTACTTTGTAGGCAAAGTGTGGGATTTTGTCTTATTTGCACTAGTTTTGTTGGAACTCTTGTCTTGCAAGTCAAAATGTGATATTTTATTTTCGCTTCCAATGTGAAGCCCTTAACAGTTAAGCGCTCATGCGGATTTTTTCGTGTGGGCGCTTTTCTTTTTTGTCCTTCGTTTGACGTTCGTTGTCTTTCGCTTTTTGTTGATGCAGTACACTGGTCACACAAGGAGGGATGCTTTATGAGTTATTATCCGACACCCGGAGCACCTTACGTTCCACAGCAGCCTGTCAATCCTTACAGTGGCATGGGCGCAGTTGGGCTTGCCACTCCCCTACCGAGCACGCAGATGCAACAGGCGCAACCGCAGCGTCCGCAGCCGATGAATGGGCAACAGCCTGTTCAGCAGTCGGCACAAGATGGCGGTTGGCTGCTCGGCAGACCCGTTTCCAGCAGGGAGGAATTTCTGGCGATACCGTCTGATCTATACGGAAGATGGACGTATTGCCCAGATTTGCGTAGTGGGGTCATCTACTGCAAACGTCTGAATCCAAACACTTGCGAATCTGACGTGTTAGAGTTTTACAGCCCGGAAGCGTGGAGGCAGATGCAAGCACAACAGGCACAGCAGACCGCCGCACCGACACAGCAGTATGTGCCTATTGAGCAGTACGACACCCTTGTCCACCGACTGGATGAACTGGAAAAATGGCAGAAAAGCTTTTCTAAGCCAGCTGCCACAGCGAAGAAAGGAGAATAAGCGATGCCCTCTCCGTTTGATATGATTACTCACAGCCCTATCATGCAGCTTGCAAATCTAGCTCGCGCCGGGCAGAACCCGATGGGTCTTATCCAGCAGCTGGGTGGGCAGAGCGCCCCCATCATGCAGGGGCTGAGCTTGATTCAGGGCAAAAACGAAGCGCAACTCAGGACGATGGCACAGAACCTCGCTAAAGAGCGTGGAATTGACTTGAACCAGCTGGCAAGCGCCCTGAACCTGACGCTGCCCCGATAACGCATCCCTCTAAGCGAAACGCTTCTCAGTTTTGCGGACTTGACAAAAACCGCTTTTGTTTGGCTTCGCCCATCGCATACGGCGGTGGGATAGCATAACGCAAAACTGAAAGGAGTTTTGTTATGGACGATTTTGCAACTGGCTATCTGGCTGGGCAGGACGGCGGCAATAACAACGGCGGATTCTTCGGCAACGAGGGTCTTTGGGCTGTTATTATCCTCGCCATCATCTTCGGCTGGGGTACAAACGGCTATGGCCGGAACGGCGGTGACAACGGCATGAACGCCTACATCCCCTATCTGGTCGGCACTGGCGCAACCGGGCAGGGCGGTAACGACACCCGCGCGGCTCTGTCTGAGGGCTTCTACCAGCAGGATACCTCCCGCTCTCTGGCGGGCATCCAGAGCGGTATCTGCTCTCTGGGCTATGACCAGCTGGCGCAGATGAACGGCGTCAACACCAACATCGCGAACGGCTTTGCAGGAGTGAACAGTGCCATCTGTCAGCTTGGCTACCAGAACGCACAGCTCGTGAACGGTCTGGAACGCAGCGTGTCCAACGGTGACAACGCCATTAGCCTTGCTATCATGCAGGAGGGCAACGCACGGCAGGCTGGTCAGACTGCTCTTGCCACGCAGCTTGCATCTTGCTGCTGCGAGAACAAACAGCTGATCGGCGACCTGAAGTACACCATCGCAACGGAGGACTGCGCTACCCGTCAGGCTATCGCAGACAACGCCCGCGCCATCGTGGACAACTGCAACGCCAACTTCCGCAGCATGATGGACTACTTCACGCAGGACAAGATTGCAACTCTGACCGCTGAGAACCAGAACCTGAAGTTCGCCGCTTCTCAGGATCGGCAGAATGCGCTTCTGACCACCGTGATGTCCCAGCAGACCGATACCATCCTGAACCGGGTCAATCCTCGTCCGATTCCCGCTTATCAGGTGGCAAATCCCAACGTGGGCGTGAACTGCTGCGGCTGCTACTAACCAACACACTCCCCGATAACACCGGGTGAACTATCGGGGCAGGGGTAAGACACCTCTGCCCCTGATTTTTTAGGAGGAAAACACTATGGCTTGCAAAACAAGCTGCAAACTCTGCCCGCATCTGGTCTTGAGCCAGTCTGTCACGTTTGCCAACGATACGCTGACCATTAACATCCCTGCTGGCGCATACCAGAACGGAGAGAAGTATTGCATCGTGGTTGCCCAGAGCATCCCGGACACGACCACCATCAACGCCCCTGTGGTCATTACCATCGGTGCAGGTACGACCGCATACCCTCTGACCGACTGCAACTGCGCTCAGGCAACCGCTGAGAGCATCCACACTCGCACTCGTTATGCTACTCGTGTGGCAACGTCTGCGACCGGCACCGGAACGTTCAAATATCTGGGCTGCTTCTGCTGCTCTCACGCCGGTGCGCCTGCGTCTATTTCTTGAGGAGGTGTAGATTATGGGCAAGAACAATTTTCGCCGCATGATGATGCTCCGTGACCACGATAAAGACCGTGAGCCGGAACGTAACCGCCTTGAGGAAGAGCGTGACCGCAGGGAGCGTGAGATTGAACGCCGTCTGCGCAAGCTGGAAGGTGGCAACGACCGCTATCCCTACTATCCGCAGGAGGAAAACCGTTACACCGACCCCTACCCTATCCCCCGCTACCCTGACGTAGAGTATGGGCGCAAGATGCCGCAAATCGGCTTCTCGCAGAACGGCGACTGGGATAAACGGTCTGGCCAGTACGAACATGGCAGTGCAGACAGCCGCTCCATCAAGATGCCACGCCAGCACCTCACCCACGATGAAGCAGAGGAATGGTGTGATAGCATGGTCAACGCTGACGGTACGAAGGGCTGTCACTGGACGCTGGAACAGACACAGGATGTTGCGAAACAGCGCAATATCACCTGTGACCCGAACGATTTCTGGGCTGTCATGAACATGATGTACTCGGATTACTGTCAGGTCGCAAAGCGTCAGTCCGTTGACACTCCGGGCTTCTACGCTGACATGGCAAAGGCGTTCCTTGAGGACGCAGATGCCGCAGACGGCAAGGCATATCTCTACTGGGATTGCATTGCTGATAAGTAAACGAAAGAGGGAGTCGGTGTTTCGCCGACCCCCTCTTATTATCTTGAGAACTGATTATCCCAAGTCAATCTGGTCTTTGGATGCTGCAACAGACAGGTTATAGATGTACTCCCCTGCCGTAAATCCGTGCTTGCGGGCTTCTCTCGTAACAAACGTCCGCTCGCTGTCGCTCATAAGGATTGTGATTCGCTTGCTGCGTTTTCCGTCACCCTTTTGCCCCTGATGGGAAGTGTAAGGCTGAATCTCCATCGTGCGCTTTGCATCGTTGACAGACAGGTTGGTAAGCGCAATCATAATCTGCTGGTTCTGCTGAACGATGGCTTGCAGGACTTCCGTGTTCTTCATCAGCACTTGCAAGATTGCATCGTCCTGCGTGTCGGGTTTGTTCTCCTGCGGGTTCATACTGTAAGAACCAGTCTTGCGAAGCGTAGGAAGAACATCGTGCGTTACCCATCTCTTAAAACGGCGAAGCTTCTCAATTCTTTCTTGAACCTCGATGGGGTACGCATTTGACACCCCATCTTTGTTTGCTCGTTGCGGTTGCATTGCAAAGAGAAGAGCGTATAACCCGGATTCGTTGATAACAGTCACTGTTTGCTCACGCCCAAGAGAATCTTTGATTTTCAAGGAACGCTTGTCGCAATCGTCAATCCGCCCGATGCTTCTATTTGGGTTCTTGTCTTGAAACGCATTACATACATCCCTACCGACAAACCAGTACTCTTCGTTTTTCACAAATGTTCTGATTGAACCAAACTCTTCGTTCTTAAAGATTTGGAGCGCGTTTCTGTTATCCATCATATCCTCCATATTCAACTGTTTGGAATCTTCCATGCCGACCTCATACGCCTTGTAAGTGATTCGAGATAATGCTTCTGCAATCTCATAATCATCCTTATTGAGCGGACGGCCATTGCTGTTTTTCTTGAAGTTTTCAAGAATTTCTTCTTTTGTTGCTGGAATGTTCATTGGTTTTACCCGAAAACGGCTTGTAAGAGGTCACTTCGGATGATATAATGGATTTATCCGAGAGCAATCTCTGGTGTTGAATAAGGCGTTGACTATTCTTTTGCAGGGAGCAGTCAATGCCTTATTTTTTATTCTTCACTCGCCTTTTCAGCAACAAGCTGAATCCCACGTTTAACAACTTCCGTTTTCGTTATCCCCATTTTTTCGGCGCATTCCTGCACTTCTTTCATTTCCTCTGGGGTCAATCGAACTTCAAACCGTTCAGTCTTTTTGCTATCAGTAGGGCGACCCAAACGCGGACACATACTAACACCTCACTTTTTGTCCGTACAAACATTGTACTATATGTCCGTACAAAAGTCAACACCTAATACCACAAGATGTGATACAGCAGGGCGTTCCGTTTTAGAACCCCCTTAATCCTCCAAGAAATCCTCCAACTCAATCTTTCCCTCTGCCGCCGCAACCGCCAAAGCGTACACGAACTGTCCAATCGTCATTCCGTGCCGTCTGGCTTCACGGTTGATATACTTGCGTTCTTCCTCGCTCATAAGGATGGTAATGCGCTTGGAACGCTTACCGTCACCGCTTGCAACGCCCTGATGCGATTCCGGCATCGGGATTTTTTTCTTTGTCAAGCCAGCTTCTGCTAGTGCGCTTGGAACATCGCCTTGTTCGATAAGACGTTGAACTTCCTTCGCCTGTTTCAGCTTCTTTGGCTTACTTTCGCTTACTACGGCATTGTTCGGCTGTGTTTCGCTGTCTTTAGCTTGCTTCGGCTTAATATTGCTTAACTGTGCTTCATTAGGCCGTGTATGGCTGTCTGTGGCTTCATTGGGCTTAATCGGCGCTTGTTCGGCTTCGTTTGGTTTTGCTTGGCTTACTTCTTCTTCCTTTGGCTCACTTCGGCTTAATGGCTGTTCCGAAAAAATAGGTTGGAAATCAAACCCGCCAAGTAAACCTGAGGATTTTTTGCTGGTCGATTTCATTCTTTGCTTTCCTCCATCCGTGCTCCACAGTTCGGGCAGTAGTTCCAACGTGTATGATGATTTCTCGTGTGGCATCCGCTGCACTCGAACCTTGTAAATGTATCGTCCTGTGCAATCCATTCAGCCATCGGATGAAGATTCTTAATGGCAACAGAAGGAATGCTTTTTAAGATGTCAATGGCATTACAACAAGCACCGCATCGAACCCCATTGTAGTTTTGGCAATCTTTACAATATGATTTCTTGAATTTTTCCATAAGAACTCGCCGCTCTATGTACTCAACCATTTTTATCCCCCTCTACAATTATCTGCGCTAACGCCTTGAAGTCCTCTGCGCTGGTACTCTTTGCCGTGTCGCCGCTAAACAGGCTGTGACGCTCTGCCTGCGCCTTACGAACGCCCATAGACGGTCTAATCTTCACGTTCAACAGGGTTGTCCCCATGCTCTGTGCAATCACAGGAAGCTGTTCCACAACCTCTTTGGACAGGTTTTCACGGCTCTTGTACTGATTCAGAAGCAAACCTTCAATCTTCAAAGTCGGATTGAAGTATCTGCGAACATCGCCGATGGTCTGCGAAAGCTGGCTCAAACCAGCCAGTGCGTATCGGTCTGCTGTGATGGGCACGATGATGCTGTTGGCGGCGATCAGTGCGTTCACAAGCGCAAGCCCAAGCTGCGGGGGAGTGTCCAGCACAATGTAATCGTACTGCCCGGACACGCTTTCAAGGGCTTCTCGCAGCCGGAAGTTCTTGCCCATGTCCCGGACAAGCTGCTCGTCAATGTCCTTCAATGCGCTGTCTGACGGCAGAATGTCACCGGCTTCGCAGTGCTGGATTCCTTCTTCTGCCGTGCCCTGCCGGGTCATTACATCGAACAGGGTACATACGTCCTCTGTCTGTGCTCCGTAGGTGTCCGTTGCGTTGCACTGTGCATCGCAGTCCACCAGCAACACCTTCTTGTCAAGCAACTGCAACGCACCAGCCAGACAGGTGCTTGTGGTAGTCTTTCCTGTGCCGCCCTTCTGATTGGCGACAGCTATAATTTTTGCCATTTTATCACTCTTTCTTTTTAGTAGAACGGATATGCTGCTTTTATCTCGTCTCCGACCCACAACACAGGCGTGACGTGCCATGCAATTACAGTTTCTTTGATTTCATTACCATCGGAATCAAACCATTTGCCGTTGATTGTATCGTACTCGCCGGTTATGAAACTTTTTTCTCCTGTTTTCTCATCTTCGATACGAAGTAAAAGCCCATTCGGCCATCCTTCTAGGCTTTTATCAGGCATAACATCTTTAGTCATGTACCACTTGTCTTTGTCAAAGCCTTTCGGAAACATTGGAACCATACTCTTTCTCCTTTCTGCATCATCTGTTCAATGTGCTGCATCTGATTCCTTCAAGAAGCTATCATCAAATGTAGCATAATCGTCAAGGTCTGCTTCTTTCAAAATTGAGTACATATAAGCGCCGGGGTCTTTTTCAATCTTATCAAGCCGTTCACTGACAAGAATCCTGTATGCGTTCTCAACGATGTTTACAACAGCTTCCTTTTTCTTGTTAGGCTTGATGTTCGGATACTTCTCCGGCAATCTCTTTGCCACCAGCTTTGCAGTCAAGATACACTGGCTTTTAGACATCTCCGGCGCAATAGATGCCCAATCCACATCCTCGTATGCGCCGCTGCGGGGCTTTCTGGCAGGTCGTTGGCTCTTTGGAACATCTTTTAGCTCTACGCTTTCAACCTCGTTAGCTTCCACGTCTATGACTGGCTCATTAGACTTGAAAGCTATATTGAACTTCACAGCAACCGCATTGCGACCTCTCATGACCTTGTCATATTCAACGCACAGGTCTGATACTTCGTTTATTTCAGCTACCGCAATATCAATGACACGCCGCCTAAGATGCTTGAACTCTTGATAGCTAGGTTCTCTTGCACCAAGCTGTTCCCTTAATCTATCCAACGTAATTTCGGGCTGGCTCACGCCACGTCCGATGAACTCTCGGAGAATTGAATACAGCAAAATACTATACTGCGATTTCATATTCGCTGTGTAGCGCAAGCGATACTTAACATATCCACGCTCCGCAATGTCGAAGAAAACAGGTTGCAGAAGCGGATTGCAACACAATGACACAGTAATATTCATCAAGCTAGGTTCAAAGTTTACAGTTGCTCTACTGAACAGGGGATACAAGTCAAACGAGCCTGAACCGTCACCTCTAGGAACTTCAACGGAGTTGTCGATGAAATGCTTGACCTGTGCTTTCAAATTCCTAGAGTTGATTTTCAACCCCAAAAACTCGCAATACTCTTGTAACGTAAACTGAACCGTTGAAGTTTCAGGGTCTCTCGGATTGATGCGGCTAAGATACACTTCAAGTAACCGTAGTTCTCCTGCTGTATAATCAGTGAACTTTGCCCAAACAAGCTGTCGGCTCTTTTCAACCAAGTTCCCGCCTTTAATATCAGACAATCTTATCACGCCTCCTCTCGTATAAGAGTATATCACAAACAGGTGTACAAATCAATAGCAAGTGTACACCTGTTTCCACTTCTTGTACACCTAACCGTCCACATTTTGTACACCTATTTCCACAATCTGTACACCTATATCCATTTTTTGTACACCTCTTTACATTATATAAAACAAGACTATTAACAAGATTATAAAATAACTTCTACTAATAGCAGAAGAAGAAGTTTTCCACAAAAACCTTTTCTTTCTCTCTTAAAAAGTGGAAAATACAAAGCAAATATCGCTAAATAAACAGATGTTCAATATCCGAAAGGTTGAAACGCTTAACGGTTAGGTCTACCTAACGTGTACAAAAAGTGGATGAAAAACTTTTAAGCCAATGTTATGGGGGACGGATTGACGATCCGCTTAATTGCAAACAATAAATTAACGACAATCCGTTATTTATTCCGCACGAATGTTGTCGATTTACAGCCTATGGGGGACGGATTGACAAGGTAAATTTGCCCGATAGGTGTACAAAAAGTGGATGAACGTAGACAAAACATTTCTCAAAAACTTCGATAATTCGACAATCAGCGCAAAATGTTTTCTTCGTTGATGGTATAAGAATCGTTTCGTTTCATGGCCGAAGCTTCCCCACAGTCCTGCGCCTGATACAAAATCTGCATATTGGGCTGTGTTCCGTCTGGGTCTGGGTCGGTTTTGGTGGCCTGCGCCATTTCATAATGTCCTGTGACGGTGCGGCAGACGGACACGCGATCACGCAAAGTCGTGTGAAGATTGGCTACCATTTCGCATAGAACGGCAAGGTAATCTGAACCGTGATTGCCATAGATCAGATAGCACAGCAGGTCAATTTCCTGTGGATGGGCGTCTTTGATATGTTCTATCAGTGCATCCCTCTTTCTTTCGGTGCTGGCATCGCTAGCCAGACTTTCCAATAATCCGGGATGCAAACAGGTATCTATGTACGGCTTGACCGCAACGCCGCAGCACACAAACCACTTTATGATGGTAGGAGCATCTGGAGTCATTGTCCCTTGCTCGTAACGAAAAATAGATGTCCGGCCTACGCCCATTTTGTTCGCAAGCTTCTGTTGGCTAAGCCCGGATTTTGCTCTTGCCATCTCTAACGCTTTTGCCACTCGTATCCTATAATCATCCATAAATACCCCTCTTTCGACAAAATGATACAAATGCAAAGGAATTTAACTGATATATTGTTCAAAATGTGAAACAATAATTGAAAAAAGTCGCCGTTCCATTGAAACAGCGAGATGTGTTATAACTGTATTGTCAAAAAATTCCAAATAGAAAGGAAACACAAAATGAAAGAAACTGTAATTTGGAACCATGAACGTATGCCAATCATCGACGGAATGCCCGCCAGCATTCCCGATGGGCAACCACACACACCTGAACCGTGGGAGGAAAGCTAATGAAACAAACCGTAGATACTCTGATTATTCCATACGCCCGCAGACGGACGCTAGAGCTTGTCCTGAGCCTTTCTGGGTACGAAGCTGATAAAGATGCTTACCTCGAAGCAAAAGGCATTCTGGAGCGTGCCGTAGCCGCTTTGGACGATGGGCGCGACCCGGCAGATAACATCGAACGCATTGACGGACAGCTCGTAGAGCTGTGATTGGAGAAAAGATGGACTTTACAAATGGATTCTATAAAGCCGAGAACCCTGTCGTTCTTGAAGAAGTGAAAACTTTCCTCCAGTCAATGGAACGGCGTGGAGCAACCGTGAAAGACTTAGACGATGCCATTGTGCAGCTAAACAATGTTTCGCATAGCATCAGCACAAACGCTCTCGTAAAAGCAGATGTGCTGGACGATTTACCGGATAACCCATTTCGTTCCATGCTCAACGGAATGTTACAAAGCAAAGGGTAACTTAAATTTAATGTGGCTCTTAATCATTGTCATTGCAATTTTTGGTTTCCCCGATGTGAAGTAACGGATGTAAAGAAAATGTTCGATTTTTACGAAGTTGTTCAAAATACATTGACTTGACAACTAGAAGATGTATAATCGTATCAAATGAACATCTGCACTTACCGATCGGGAGGATATACCACAATGAGTGAACAGGAAAGAGCCAAGATTGACCGATTTATCGCATGGCTGCTGGAACACCCTGAAAAGATTCCGGTAGCAAAAGAAGTGATAACCAATGCATGACAAAACCCCTTGCGCATAAGGCTACCAAAAGCCCGGCGCAAGGGGTTTTATTTGTACCGGGTCAATCTTCACAGACCTTCATCAGTTTTAAGAACCGGCTAGAATCAGATTTTACGGTTTCAGTTCCGCTGTGGCCATCTTCATACGTCACATAAAACGTGACGCTGGTTTTAGATTTTGCGGATGCTGCTCCGTAAACAGCACCGGGCAATCCAGCAATTGAACTGCCAATGGCAGTACGGATGGCAGCACTCCCTGCCTTTTTGCTAGTGTTGGAAACAATAATTTTTGCTTTTACAGGGTTATGCGCAGTCCTGATTTCTTCTCTTTCCTGCGCCGCTTCCATTTCTGCTTGAACTTTTTGTGCTTCTTTTTTGGCTTTTCTTTCTGCTTTTGTGCCAAAGCAGGCCTGCCACTTGTAACAGCAAAGAACAATTCCAGCAATACCAACAATAGCACTGGGTGTCCCATGTAGGCTGCAAGAAAAAACAAGCAGTCCAATGCCGCCAAAGAAAACTGCCTTATCTAAGCCCGTTCCTTTCATTGGCATCCCCTTCACATCGTTTTAATAAGCTTCATCAAGGCTTCGCGCTTTTCTTTTGACATCTCCACCAACTTCTGCTCAATCCATTTAATATCCGCGTCAACTTCGCTTTGCGGCTGCTGGCGCGGATTTTCTTTTTGCTCGCCAGTAAGAAGGTAGTCAACCGATACGTTGAAATAAGCTGCAATCTTAGAAAGAACCTCTGTGGACAGGCTTTTAGTTCTTCCAGCTTTCAATTCGGAAAGAAAACTGCGGCGAATCCCAATATTGCTGCAAAGGGTTCCGTCTTTGATGCCCTCTTTTTCACAGAGTGCATGGATGTTGCTGTACAAGTCCGACATAAGAACACTCCCATATTTGTGCAAGTATACAAATGCACAGAATTTTGTACAAAAGAGTTGACTTGTACAGAAGCCTGTACTATAATACAGACATAGGCAGTACAGAACGCTGTACGATATAAACTCTCTACACCCTTATATTAGTACAGTTTTCCGTACTTGTCAATAGATTTTAGCAAATGGAGGTGGAATTTTGAAAGAAAACTTCCGTTCTGGCTTTGAGCTGGAAGTGAAGATGAAGCTGTTGCAGCGAGGTATGAAGCAAACGGAGCTGATTCAGGCGGTTCAAAGCGATACTGGATTGTTCCTTGATGATTCGTACCTCTACAAGATTCTTCGTGGTGAGCGAAAGCCGGAGAAGATTATCCAAAGCATCTGCAAGATTCTTGAAATCGAGCAGAATACCGAAAACGAACCTCAGATGTGACTGCAAACGCATTTGAGCAAACAAGCAAAAAAGAAAGAGAGAACGAAAATGACTAAGAAAGAAGCTGCCGTTGTCTGCATCAAGCCCATTGTTAAGAAAACCGCCAAAATCCGCATTATCGGCGATTCTCCGCTGATTGTACACGCATGGAGCGAGAAGGCAAAGAAAGAGCTGCTTGCATCTCAGCAGGGCACGAAGCTCAAGAAGGACAAGAAGCAGGCTAAGAACGTCTACGGCGAAATCGCCGAAGCCCTCTACTGGATGAACGGCAAGCCGGATGTTTCCTACGCCGACTGGACAGAAGAACTGCTGGACAAGTACGCAGCATCTGAGCAGTTCGGCTTCCCCGCTTGCGCTGTTAAAGCTGCTGCCGTTTCCGCTGCATTCCGTCTGGGCTGGACGAAGGATAAGGTTTCCGCTCGTGGCGCATTTATGATCTTCGGCGACAACGGTTCTGAGTTCATCGAAATCAAGTCCTTCAAGCCAGAAGGTGAGCCGAAGTTCGTAGGCCGTGAGGATTCTGTTCGTATCGGCATGGGAACCGCAGACCTGCGCTATCGTCCTGAGTTCGCCAACTGGTACATGGACGTTACCATCTCCTTCAACGAGAACGGCAACTTTAGCCTGTCTGACATCGTAAATATGCTGAACGCTGGTGGTGACCAGTGCGGTCTTGGCGAGTGGCGCATCGAAAAGGGCGGTAGCTGGGGCGCATTCCATGTTGAACTGAGCGAATAACGCTTTTTGAAATGGAACGGCTGGCAAGGTAAGTTGTGGCAGGTCTGGGAAAGGACTGGTTAGGCAGTCGGGGTTCGGCTTGTTTAGGAATGCTAGTATTAGGTTCGTTAAGGCTGGTTAGGCTTGGCGGTCTATGTTGGGTTCCGGCGAGGTTAGGCTGTTAAGGCGGGATGTGGCACGGATTGGCAAGGCAGGGCGCCGTGTGGAGTGGCTGGCGAGGCGAGGTGCGTTAAGTTTTGGTGCGTTATGTTGAGTTGATGTGCGGAGCGTTAAGACGCGGCAAGGCTGGCGAGGTTGGTCGCGGACGGCAAGTAATGGCGTGGATGGGCTGGATAGGTGTGTTCAGGCGAGATGCGTTCGGGTGCAGTTTGGTATGTAGCGGCTGGCATGGAGCCAAAAATTCAGAAAGGAGCAAAAAATGAACATTAAAACTGGTTATCAGTGGAAGAACGACAAGTGCTGTTACAAGGCAACTGCCGATGAAGCCGCTGGTGCGTTTGAAGAAATCCGGCAGAACAGCGGCAAGCTAACGCCGGAGCTGGTTGTTGATTATGCTAGACCGAAGGAATCGGTTCTACATAACGACTTCGAGTGGAGAGACGAAGTTGCCGCCGAGAAGTACCGTCAGGGTCAGGCACGGCACATGATTGGAGCAATTCGCATCACCAGCGAGGATACGCAGGAGCCTGTCAGAGCCTACGTCAACGTTACGGTGGTTGCGCCGGATGAACCGCCTGTTCGGTCTTATATGCCGATGAAAGAGGTTCTGGAACACCCGGATTTGCACAGTCAGATGATGGCAGACGCTTTCCGGGATGCACAGAGCTTCAAGCAGAAGTACAACACGCTGGAACGCCTGAAGCCTGTTATGGATGCTATGGATAAGGCGTTTGACGGTGCGGTATAAGGAGGGCTGAACATGGAGCAGATTATCACCTTAAAGGTAGACCTTGAACACCCGAACGAAGCGCACCACGCCATTGACGAGGCGGTCGAGGCCTACGAAGCGGACAAGCTCAAGTGGACGGAAGCAGAGCTCGCCAACGCGGAACTTACGGCAATGCGTATTATGAACCGGCTGTGTTTGGATGGGTATAGCATCGAATGGTGCAAAGCCACGGAAGCGTATGACTACAAGGCGGTTTCTGTTTGGCTTAGTAAACCGGATAATGAAAGCTTTAAGAGAAATGCAACGTGCTGTATCCGTTCTACTTATTTTGATATTTGGGTTGCCAAGTGTGTCTGCCTATGCCGAGCTACCGGCAGGGACGTGCCCGCCTTCATCACCAAAAAGGCTGGTGAGTGTTGGTGACGTACTTTTACAAAGCACCAAGCCGGAAGCGCAGGTTGAAGCTTGCAATGGCAGCGGGCGTGTCCCGGAACGAAGCCAACAAGGTGCTGTGGATGGAAAAGATGCTGAACCAGTGTTTTGAACGGCGCAATCGGGAAGCCAGAGAGAAAGACGGTGAACGCGATGAATAAATTCTGCGTTCGCTGTGGAGCGCTTCTTGAATCTCCGAACGCAAACCAGAAGTATTGTGCCGTTTGTGCACACAACGTCCAGCTTGAGCAGCAAGCGAAATGGAGACGTCGGAAGGGCAAACCCGAACGAGTGATGGGACTCTGCGCGTGGTGCGGTAAGGCGATGGTAAAGAAAACACCGGAGCAGAAATATCACAAAGATTGTGCCAGAAAGGCCGAAAGGTCATGCGCACCGTCTGGATATCAATTCAAGCTGCCAGAAAGGCAAAGACCGGCTCCGCCTAGATACAGCATCAAGCAAATAAACGACAAGGCAAAGTCGCTCGGAATGAACTACGGGCATTACAGTATGTTGCTTAGTCAGGGGAAGGTGGAGCCGCCCGATGAACGGTAAATACTACGGTCAGCGTGAAATCCGCTGGCACAGCCGGGAGAAGAAACGGCTGGAACGCATCAACAAACGAAAGGAGAAAGATGAAAGCACTCGTGGAAATCGTCCTGATCTGGGGCATTGTCTTAGCATTGATTCTCGCAGCGTTTCTGCTGAACTTCTGGCTTGTGCATCACATCGAGATTTTGGTCGGAGCTAAGGCGACATGGTACATCATTGGCGTTAGCGCTCTGATGGCAACCATTTGGATTTTCGGTGTTGGTAAAAAGGCATGACGCTGGAAGATGCAATGAGGGTCAGGTACTTTAACATCAACGACCTTAGCCGTAGATCGGGAGTATCAAGGCCGACGATTTACAGCATCTTGGGCAAGCGAAAGAAGCAGAAAAGTTCCGTTCGGGTCGATACGCTTCTAAAAATCGCAAAGGCGTTGAATGCAAAAATAGTCATCAACGAGAAAAAGACGAACGGATTCGACATTATTTTGAAAGAGGTGAAGAGAGATGAAAACAGTTAAAGGCACGGTGCTGTGCTGTATGAGCATTTCGCTTGCTATCGTAGCTCTTGGGTGCGGGAACGCCATTGAGAACGCGACGGACGGATGGGAGATGCTTGGATACACGTTCCTTGCTCTGGCTGTATTTCTTGTGGCTTTGATTTTAGCCGCAATTGGCGTAAGCGCCGAAAACGAGCGCATGGAGCAAGAGAGCCGGAAAATCAAGCGCATCCCGTATCACACAAACGAGTGGAGGGATGCCAAGTGAAGTGCCCGACGTGCGGAAGCGAGAAAATCAAAATCTATCGCAGCACATCATGCGAAGACAACATCATCCGACGGAGGCTCTGCGAAAACTGCGGCCATGCGTGGAATACAGTCGAAATCGACCTAGACCAGTGGAACTCCGTAACGAGGAGCTTCAGCAAGATGAAATATGTCATATCTCAGTTGGAAGCCCTTGTGGAAGAGATGAAGGCAAAAATCCTGAAACTTGGAGGTACGGTATGAACGAGATGTACGATTGCTCCGGCTGTTTTGATCGGTTCGGTGGCGTGGTTGAGCCGCCAGATGACTACTACTTTGCACCCAGAGCGGACGAAGAACCTGAATGGCAGCGGCCAGACGAAGTGGATTCTGTGTGCTGGGGAGATTGATTTTGTACAGCCAAGTTAAGCCAAAGTAAGAACAATGAAGCCTAATGAAGCCGAAGAAAGGAAACGTATGGACAACAGCAAAATCCATGAAGCTCTGATGGCTGTTCAGTCAGAGCTAAAAGCCCCGAAGGGGCAGATGAACAAATTTGGCGGTTATAAGTACCGCTCGTGTGAGGACATCCTTGAAGCGGTCAAGCCCATCTTGAAAGCGCATAGCCTTGTGTTGCGGCTTTCCGACAAGCCGGTTATCGTTGATAGCTGGCATTATATCGAAGCCACTGCAACAGTTGAATCGCAGGATGGTGCCACCTACACGGTGACTGCATACGCTCGTGAGCCTGAGTTTAAGAAGGGCATGGACGATTCGCAGATTACCGGCACTGCAAGCAGCTACGCCAGAAAGTACGCCCTGAACGGTTTGTTCTGCATTGACGATACGAAGGACGCTGACACGGACGAGTATCAAAAGCAGACGACAAGCAGAGCCAGCAAGCCTGTGCAGAAGCAACCGGAAGCGGAAACCATTCCCCCATGCGCTTGCTGCGGAAAGCAGTTGCGGCCTATTCAGTACAACAACCGCACCGTATCGCCGCTGGAAACCGCAAGAAGCACGAAGAAACGCTTTGGGCGCGTCCTGTGTTGGGACTGTGCTCAGAAACAGCCGAAGGAGGGCTAAACAATGCTTAACTCTATCGCAATTCAGGGGCGTCTGGTTCACACGCCCGAAGCTAAGGTCACGAAATCCGGCAAGGATGTTTGTACGTTCAGCATTGCTTGCGACCGCCAAAGCGGCGGTCAGAAAGAAACCGACTTCTTCAACTGCACCGCATTTGGCAATACGGCACTGTTCGTTTCCAAGTGGTTCCAGAAGGGGAGCCTGATTCTGGTGACTGGAAGCATCCAGACCCGGAAGTACACCGACAAACAGGGAAACAACCGCACCGCAACGGAAATCATGGCGAACAAGGTTGACTTTTGCGGTGGAAAGTCTGACAGCAAACCCGCTGATCGGGCGCAGGATGCACCGCAGAACTACTCTCAAGGTAACGCAGACGACTTCTCTGTGATTGACGATGATGGTTCGTTGCCATTCTGATTGGAGATGCGCATGAATCAGGAAGAAAAAACGCATTGGACGCAAGATAAAATCTTGCTGTATGTGAAAGCCTGTATGTCTGCCACTGGTTTAACCAGAATGCCATCAAGAAGTGAATTGAGCGAGTATTACGGAAACGACAAGTTGACAAATGCAATTCGCCGTTTTCCGGGTGGCTATTACAAAATAGCTGAAATCCTCAATGTCGAAATGAAAGAAAGCGAAACGCAATTCGGAAAGTATGGCGAAGACCTTGCTACAAAACTGCTGGAAGAACATGGATTTGCGGTTGAGCGAATGTCAACTAGATACGCCTATGACCTTTATGTTAATGGAAGCGTTAAGGTTGATGTGAAAACGGCAAGGCCGAGCAAAGCAAATAAGAGTTTTTGCTATTCGTTTAACCTTGAAAAACGCTTTCCGACTTGTGATGTTTACTTTTTGATCGCAAAGAGCGAAGAAAAAGAAAGCATCTACATAGTTCCTGCATCTATCAACCAGACGCAGATTGGGCTTGGCACTGGAACGACCGTGTATAGCAAGTATCAAGACCGATATGACATTATCGCTGATATGAGCAAGGCTTTTGCTTCTGCAAAGTCATGACCGCCTACCTTATATAAGAGCTGCGCTATCTGGCTGGACGGGCGTTTGGAAAGATGAAGCACTTGGGCGACATCACAAAAATTCACGGCGACAAGATAGAGTCTGTAGACTGCATCACGTTCGGAAGCCCATGTCAAGACCTATCCATTGCTGGACGCAGGGCAGGACTTGCGGGAGAACGCTCCGGGTTGTTCATGGAAGCGGTTCGAATCATAAAAGAAATGAGGTCAAGCACAAATGGACTGTATCCAACTTTCGCTGTTTGGGAAAACGTGCCCGGAGCGTTCAGTTCCAACGGAGGAGAAGATTTCAGAGCCGTGCTGGAAGAACTTGCCCGCGTGGAACAACCAGACGCTTCAATTCCTCGACCTTCGGGTAGGGGGGGCAGATGGAGAAAAGCTGGAGCAATCGCTGGAAACGGATGGTCTCTGGCTTGGCGACAGCTCGACGCTCAATATTGGGGAGTCCCCCAGCGTCGAAAGCGAATCGCTCTTGTCGCAGATTTTGGAGGACAACGTGCCGCAGAAATACTATTTGAGCGCACGGGCGTGTCAAGGGATTCTGACGAGAGCATCAAGGCGTGGGAAGCAACTCCCGGACATTCTCAGGCAAGCCCTTCTGGATGTGATCGAACAAGCGAAAAAGTCGTCTATGACGCAAGAGGAAACGGTGACGGCAGAACTTGTCCAACCATAACAGGCGACCACGAAAACAGAATCACAGATTACACGGCCATTGCAATCGAACGCAAGACTTTCAACGAACAGTTGTTCAGTGGCTACAAAGAAAGCGACAAATGCTCAACCTTGAAAGCGAAAGCAGGAAACATCGGCAATGGTAGCGAAAGCCTAGTCGTAGAGAAAACCTCTATTGCGGTCGATGGGTATAACGGAGCTGTTACAGGAGAAAAAACAGCAACGCTTACCTGTAAGAACGATGGGTCAAGTTCTGGGCCGTTAATTGCGGAAAAAACCATCCATTGGATTGTTCGCCGCTTGACACCTGTTGAATGCGAACGGCTGCAAGGCTACCCTGACGATTACACCAACATTGGTGATTGGACGGATAGCAAAGGCAAGAAACACAAATACGCTGACAGCCCAAGATACAAGGCTCTTGGCAACTCAATCGCTTTGCCGCAATGGTTTTGGCTGGTGCAGAAGATGCGCCCTTACCTGAAAGAAAAGCCTACGCTGGGTAGCCTGTTCGATGGTCTGGGCGGTTTCCCTCTGGTCTGGCAAAGAGCATACGGCGAAGGCACTGCACGCTGGGCAAGTGAAATCGAAGAGTTCCCGATGGCTGTAACAAAAAGGAGATTTGGCGAAGAATGATTACTTGTTGCAAAGACTGCATATCACGCCACCAAGCCTGCCACGACACTTGCGAGAAGTATAAGGCAGAGAAAAAAGACTTCGAGGAACGCAAAGCATTCGTGTATGAGCTGAACCACAGCCAAAGCGTGTACCACCGTGACTATGAGGACAAGCACCGGGAACGTGGCAAGAAACGGTTTCTCGGAAGTGAATTTAGAGGTGAACGAGGATGAGCAAGGCAGTACTTATTAGCATCCGGCCTGAGTGGTGCAAGAAGATTCTCAGCGGCGAAAAGACTGTGGAAATTCGCAAAACAAGGCCAGCTCTGATGCTGGAGCCTTTCAAGGTTTATATCTATTGTACTGCAACATGGAGCGGTAACCTTTTTACCGACATCCTCATCTGGAACAAGGATGAATGGAACCGATGGAAATATCTAAAAAGACTTGGCCGGGTCATTGGCGAGTTTACTTGCAGCAAGGTGGATGTTGTTCAGCGGCATGGTGCCGGCGATAATTTCGATTATTGCTATCTTTTGCCAAATGTGTATAGTTCGCTTATTGAGCTTGGACATGACGATGTGGTTGCTGCTGCACTGGCCGTCAAAAACTCTCGCGTCCCGGAGGCTGAACTGAACGCCTACGGAAAATCTGCGCCGGAGCTGTTTGCGTGGCATATCTCTGGCCTGAAGATTTATGACCAGCCGCGCGAGCTTCGGGCGTTCACGGGTTTGCAAAATACTCGGTTTGGTATGCGGCCTGTGGAAATTACTAGACCGCCACAAAACTGGCGCTACGTTGAGGAGCTTCACGCATGAACACCGGCAAGCAGTTTGAAGCAGACTTCAAAGCATCCGTCCCATCCGATGCGTGGTTCTACCGTCTGAAAGACAGTGCTGCCACCTACTACGGCGGCAACGAGAACCTGTCCTTTTCCATCGACAACATCTGCGACTTCCTTGTGTACCGATACCCGATGAACCACCTGTTTGAACTGAAAACTATCGAAACGCCCTCTATCCCTCTGGAAAAGGTGTTCGGCAAGTACGACAAGGCAAAGTGCAAGTACCGCAAGGAAAATCACATCACTGACATGGTGGAAGCAATGGGGTACAGTGGCCAGACCGCCCATGTGATAGTCAATTACAGGGCAGTCAACCGCACCTTTGCAATCCCTGCCAGCAAGGTTCTGGCGTTCCGTTACAACGAGAGCCGGAAGAGCATCCCTTGGCAGTGGGCAGAACAAGAGGGGATAGAGGTCAAAGCAAAAAGGCTGCGTGTCCATTGGCGATATGACGTGGATGGGCTACTAAAGAGATTGGAGAAAGAACATGAGCATGAAATGTGACCGTTGCGGTGAAACATTTGAATATCCAGAGTTCTCCATAAGTGAGCGAACACAAAGAGTAGAAAACAATTCTATTTGCAGGTGCATTACAAAGAAAAATAGGAAAATTCTTATCTATTCAAATGACCCGTTTTTTCTTTGCCCATCTTGCATGGCAAAGCTGAACGACTGGCTGAAAGGAGAACAGAAGTGAGCAAGCGGAAATATCTTGATGTTGAAACCCTGAAGCAGCATCTTTTCATGGAGGCCGCTCTGGGCTACATCAAGACATTGGCTGATGTGAGCAGGGTTATTGATGCTCTTCCTGAAGCTGACCCGCAGGAAATGGCCAGCCAGCTCTGGAGAGATGCAAAGAAAGACCCGCCCGCCCCCATGATGGATGTCGTTGCATATTGTGCCGACGGCTCTATCCTGACCGCATTTCGGTATGAAAGCGGAGACTGGGCGGAGAGCAGTGAAAATCTGATGTTGGATGATGTCACCCACTGGATGCCTAATATCACAGGCCCTGAACTAGAGGAAAAGAACAATGAATAAATTCGGCAACTGCCCCCTGTGTGGCAAACAGGTCAAGCCAACCAACCTCCGCAAAATCGCACGGCAAAACCAGTTATATGGCTTTCGCATGGCTCTGGATGGCATCGCCGCTACATGGGGCGCACTGATTCAGAACCTTCGGTGCGATGCAGACCTGACCGATGAACAGGTGCAGAAAATCATCCGCATTGGTGACAGGTACTGGGAGATGGTCGGCAAGTTCAAAGAAGAGGACATGACACCTGACGAGTTTGCAGATTACATCACAGCAAAGTCGGAGCAGGTCGAAAAAGAGCTGAGAGAAAGGTGGAGCTAAGAATGTTTGAGTTTGCAACTCGCTGGCTGGTCTGCCTAGTCCTGCTGGCGGTGGTAGTTCAGTCCGAACGGACAATCAAAGACGCGGCAGACAACCTGTTTGAAGAGCGTCAGGCAATGCTCGTCTGGCTGTTCGTCAACGTGTGTCTGGCCGTTTGCACGGCTGTTGTGATGGGGTGGAAATAAAAATGGCGAACATCATTTTGAAAGCACTCTGCTTGCCACTTGTTGCACTGGTTACGATTTCTGCCTATATGACAACCAGAATAGATTGGCGTAATGACGATTGGCCGCTAATGGTATGTATTCTGGTAAGTATGGCACTTTCAACTGTATTTGCGCTGATTATTTGGTTGAGGTAAATGATGATGGACAACGAACTTTACTGCCCGATGAAGATGACCAGCAATCCGCTTGGTCGGTGCGTCTGCGAGAAAGAAAAGTGCGCATGGTGGCGGCAGTTGGACAACTGCCGTTCCGTCTGTTGGATTGCACGGAAGCTGGACAGCATCGAAACAAAGATGAAGAGGTGAGAACATGAAAAAGCAAATTTACCTTGTTCTTGAAACCGAAGCGGACGAGGATGACAAGAGCATCCGTAGCGATATTGAGCAAGAACTTGGAATGGCTACTCATTATTTCAAAACCTGCTCTTATAGCGAAATCGGGTTTGAGGGCTTGTGGAGAAGCACATTAGAACAACCACCTAAGAAAGAAGATGCAGATGAAAACGGCTATGTGATGGCGATTGCTGGGCCGATCACAAAGTCTGGTTGCGTAGGTTACCCATATAAGTGGTTGTGGAATGGCGTTGCAAAGCATCCATACGCATACCCTGTTTGGAAACCCATCAAGGAGGTCTGATACATGGCAACACCCCCGAAGCGTGGTCGTGGCAGACCGCCGCTGACCGAAGCTGAAAAGAAAAAGCGTGAGAAGCGGGCGCAAAAGGCGAAAGAAGAAGCCGCTGCGAAGCGTGAGAAAGAGCGAGAGAAAAAGAAACAACAGATGCTTAACAAGCGGAAATCTATCCGCTCACAGGTGAGTAAAAAGGTGAAAGAACAACAGGAGCTGGCAATCACAAGGTCTAAGATGCTGAACACAGGCGATTTGCAGTCAAGAATCGGTGATGAAGAGGACAAGAAGGTCATCGGCATGATTGCAGCCAAGTATTTTGGCGACCTTCCGAGCGTGGACATGAACAACCCAATTGAAGTGCAGCAACGCCTTGACTTCTTTTTTGACGCTTGCATCGAAGCCAGAATTTCCCCTGTGGTGGAATGGATTGCATTGGTGCTGGGCATCGAATGGGTGAGCCTGAAGCAGATTATGGCGGGCAAACGCCGTGACGACAGCTTGCAGCAGAAGTACATCCTAAAACTGATTCTGCAAATGCAGTCCATGTGGGCGTACAACGGTATGTATGGTCAGGAGAACCCGGCAGAGTGGATTTTCCGAGCCAAGAACTATTTTGGTATGCGTGACAACGTGGAAGTCACCGTTGCGCCGCCTGAACAGCCGTTGGGCGATGCCCAGAGTGCAGAGCAGTTGGCTCAGAAGTACCAGACGGCTTTGCCGAAAGGGATTGACGTGGAGTACAGAGAGGTGACAAAGAAGTGAAAGAACTCATTGTTTTCTTTTTAGTATCTTGGGCGGTCGCCTTTTTGATTATCAACAATTTTAACGATAAGGAGTAAAACATGAAAAAGGTAGCAACTATTATTTCTTCTGTGGTAGCAGCATTTTTTGTTGCAGTGGTTCTTTTGCTGTGTTTGGAGAGAGTGCCTGTTGGTTATGTTGGAGTTGTTTATTCGGCACGAGGCGTTGAGCAGAACACATTGTCGCAGGGCTGGCACTTTCTTTCTCCCATGAAGCACGTTAGCAAGTTCCCTATCAGCCAGCAGCAACTTATTTTTTCGGATGACCCGGCAGATTACAACGCAAAAGAACACGCAGATTGGCATATTGACGCTCCTGCAAGCGGTGGAATGGTTGGAGTAAACCTTACCGTAAATTATAACTTCATTCCAGACCGTGTTGTTGAACTTTACAGCCGTTTTAACGGAATGGATGGTGAAACGCTTGTGGAAAGCCGCATCCAGAACAGCATTATCGCCTACGTCAAGGAGGTAACGCCCCAGTTTTCTGTAATGGATATTTATTCTGAAAAGAAAACGGAAGTAAACAACGCAATCACAAATTATTTGAACGAAAAGCTTACCAATGAATACGGAATCAACGTTTCAAGTGCCCTCGTGATTGACGTAGAGCTGGATGACACCCTAACCGAAAAGATTAGAGCGAAAGAACAAGCAAAGCAGGACGCTGAAATCGCTGAGCTGAACAAGCAGACTGCTCTTGCACAGGCTGAGACGGACAAGGTGAAGGCTCAGACGGAAGCCGATGTGAAAGTGATCGAAGCACAGGCAGAAGCAGAATCGAATCGTATCGTGTCGGAATCCATCACTCCCGAACTGATTCAGATGAAAGAAGCTGAAGCCAGACTGAAGCACGGATGGGTTACTGTCAATGGAGCAGATACAGTCGTAACAAAAGCTGATTGACTGGGAACATAATCCTTGCAAAATCAAAGACTGGAAAGCCAACAAAGAAATCCTGTTCAAGGATGTTGGGGGAACGAGCAATGAAAATCATTACATATCCTGACGGTCGTTCGGAACAGGTTGGAACGCCATTAGAACTAGCGCAGTTTATGCTTGGTTTGATTGAATATCAAACTATGCAGAAGTTCAAGAATCTGATTGATTCTATCCCACAGCAAATTGAACCACAGCAGATTGAAAGCCCAAATAAAAAACGCGCATCTAAAAAGAAAGCAGGCGAATCTAATGCAAACTGACAGAGGAATCTACCACAAGCGAGTATGCGATCGCTGCGGAGCGGTTCTGGGCGGCAGGATGATGAACCCTGACGAATACTTCAAGGACTGGGCGTGGCGTAGGGACACAGGCGACCTGTGCCCGGAGTGCTATGCAGAGTATAAGCGAGTGATCGGGCGGTTCAACAGGGGAAAGAGAGGGCAGAAAAGATGAAAAGATGCTCTGTATGGCGTTGCAAACAGTGCGGCATGGTTATCTACAGCACCGAAGATGCGAAAATTCCTGACAATGCGTTTGACGAACTTTTTAGCATTGAAACCGTTTGCAATAACTTAAAAGGGTTTAATTTACCGAGCGTAAAATTCACGCATAAATGCGACCCGCAGACAATAGGCTTGTGTGACTTTATTGGATGGAGGAAGTACGAATGAACTTCTACTGCACCACCGAACATTGCTCTTGCATGGGCATCAAACAATTCTCCGCTGGCAAAACTGTCCGATGCACAGCAGAATCCTGTGAGAACAAATCCGAGCCATCCTGCGGTTCTTGCAAATGGTACGCGGAGCCGGAGGGCGTGTGCGTAAACGACCAGTCAGAACACGTTGCAGACTTCGTGTGGGACGAACGTGGATGCAAGGAATGGGAGAAGAAAGATGACAGCAGGGGATAAAATCAGGAAGCGCAGGATTGAACTGCACGTCAAGCAGAAAGACCTTGCGAACAGAATCGGTGTAACAGCCGCTTTCATATCGGCTATTGAGTGTGGGAAACGTAAATGTAAAGAGAGGTGGCTTTTCAGAATCGCAGCCGTCCTTGACTGCACCATATATGATTTGCAAGATGACGAGCCTAAAGGCTTGATTGACCCCGCTAATGACGACTTCGGAGCGGTCTGCAACTGCGCCGTCCGCTACTGCTTGGGCAGACGGTCGTATATGCCTAGCCTTGTTTGCAGATACATCACACCGCTTCTGCCGGAGCTGACTGACACGACGCTTGGTTGCTTTGAACGTGAAATTGCAGAGCACAAGCGGACAGGCTTTTTTGGCGATTCCTGCGATTATGAGACGTGGGATGCGTTTTACAAGGCGGTTTGCAATGAGATTGAAAGGAGAAAGAAAAATGTCTTTGTTTGAAATTGTACTCGGTTTTGTCTTGACGACAATGATTGGTTTTGTGTTTGTTTTACCGATTTATTTGATCGAAAAATATATAGTTCTTAGAACTTTGGACAAATACATAGACAACGTAATCTTGAAAGCCATTGCGGTTGTAGCAGTCAATGTTCTTTTCTTTCTCGTTGGGTTTGCAATCATCTTTAGCGTTTATGGTTATAAGTGTTGATAACACGATTTGAAGAAGGGACGAACAATGAAAGTCAGACCGATTGATGCAAATGCACTTAAACGTTATTTTTCCGATAGGCAGATGAAGTATGTAAGCGTGGATGAAGCTGATTACACATTCAACGCCTTGATGTTCGATGTGCTCGGAGACGTAATAACAGCTATTGAAAATGCACCAACAATCGAGGTGAAAGACAATGGCTAACACGCTTTGGCATCCAGCAAGCGAACCACCACGAGAGCGGACACAGCCTTTGTTGCTTGCGACCAAGACAACGTGGCGCGATAAAGATGGAAAAATGTTGCAAGGATTCTCACCGACAGCGTACTTTCTAGGCTGTTACGCAGACGGTCAGTTCTGGGATGAGATAGGCGAGAGACTGCCGGATAACGTGACGGTCACACATTGTATGCGCATTTATGCGCCGGAGGGTTGACAGATATGAGACCGATTGATGCAGATGCGCTGCGCCAGAAGATTGAAAAATGCGCTTTGGACGCAGACAGAGCTAGTTCGTTTTCGAATCCCGATGGAGGAGCTTTCTACGATGAGGTGCTGGATGCTATTGATGCAACGCCGACTATTGACCCGAACATTCAGTGTCCTGTGACGCATTGAATGACGTTTCCGATGGTATAGGAGGGCTTATGGGAAACAATATCGTTGTTACGCAAGATATGATTGACACATTCACGACAGAAATGTGGGAAGCATACCAAAAGTACGGCGATGATGAAGAAATCGTTCGCATCATGATGGACGGCATCATGTGTGAAACCTTAGAAAAGCTGGGATTTGCAGAAGGTGTGGAAATCTTTAACGAAGCACCGAAATGGTATGCGTAAGGAGCAGTAAACATGACGAACAAGAAGTTTGGCATCATCATTATGGACTTGAGCCTTTTTGATTTCGGGCCGAACCCGCCTTGCGGGTACATCAAGGCAAAACATATCCGCCCAGCGTACGGCAAAGGCGCAAGGCCTGTAAAGGCGCATAAGCGAATCACGAGAACGAGAGAGGGATTTAGAAAGTGAAAAAGCTTAAATTTCCTGAAGATTTCTTTGCATACGACAACCCGGACTGCCCTGATAAGGATATTGAAAAAGCCGTGAACAGGATGAAGAACTGGATGAAGGGCGAGACTTACAAGAGCAACCCTTGGTTCTTTATGGCAGCTGGTAACTATCTGATTGTCGGTTTGATTGCTGAGGACGGGCAGAAAACAATCTACGTTGCACGGCAGTATTATGAGATAGTCAATATTCCGGGCGAAGGCTGGCTGCGTGAATCTGACGCTGAGAGCCTGTTTTGATGGGGGATAGGTATGGACAAAAAACGAGACAGTTTTACATTCCAACGATACTACTTTGAAGCCATCTCCACTCTCAGAAGTAAAGAGAAGTTGGAGCTCTACGATGCAATATGTGCATACGTTTTTGAAGAAAAAGACGCAACTTTGAACTCAAAAAAAGCAGAATCTTGTTTTATTTTGATTAAGCATCTGCTCGATGAAGAGTGGAAAAGAAGCGATATTGCGTCAAAAGGATGGTCTACACGAAAGTCAGCTCATCCTCATGTCATAAATGAGATGAAAGTCAGCTCATCTATGAGTTCAAAGTCAGATGACAATGAACCCATTGTATCAACTGACAGTCAGACGAACGTCAAGACCCTGCCGGAGAGTGCAGTCAAGAAGAAACCTGACATCTTCTCCGCCTTTGCTCATGGCGATAAAGCCCTGCTGGAATCCCTACGAGAGTTCGCACAGATGCGTACAAGAATCAAAAAGCCTATGACAGACCGGGCGAAGCAGATGCTCTGCAACAAGCTGGAAAAGTTTGATCGTCATGACTGGAAAGCCATTCTCGACCAGAGCATCTATGCCGGATGGCAGGACATTTACGCATTGAAGCAGGATGACCAGTACGAGCAAAGTACGGAGATGGAGTTTCCTAGACTATGACAATGGACGTTCAAACGGTATTTATCGGTGCGCTGATGCTCTGCAAACCGGGCGTTGTGGATGAAATCATACCAGACCTTGAACTTGACTTGTTCAGACCTGAGCTGAGAGACGCTTTTGCGGCTGTTCAGGGCTATTGGACGGCTAGGGGTAAGATAGATATAGTCGAGATAAACACGCAGCATCCAGACGTAGTGCAGACGCTCTTGGCGTGTGTACAAACCTGCGAATCAGAGTGTGTACGAATTGACAGGGAGCAGATGCAGCGTTGGGCGCAGCTTATCAGAGAACAAGCTGCACTTACTCGTGTGCAAGGTCTGGCATTTCAGATGACCAGTGAGCTTACCGACTATTCTGATCTATCAGACATCTACCAGCAGATGGGCGAAGCGATGAGCCTGAAAGCTGAGGAAGAAGATGCGTGGACATACGAGGATGTGCTGAACGACTATGTGCTTCACATGGATGAGAAGCCTGTGTATATCAAGACAGGCCTAGAGCGTCTGGATGAAGCGATGCACATCTCACCGGGCGATTTCATCATTATCGGCGGCAGGCCGTCTGCGGGCAAGACAGCCCTGTCTCTGCAAATAGCCGCAAGCATGGCAAAGCAAAACTATACCGTGTACTATTTCAGCTTGGAAACCAGTAAACGCAAGCTTGGCGCACGTCTGATGGCCAATCAAATATACTGCCCTCTGGACACGGTGAAAAATAAGGCGGTCAGCTTGAATGAGATTGACGGACAAGCAAAAAACATGAAGATGCCATTATACATCCGCTCCGCTGCCGGAAAGAACGTTGCGTGGATGAAGGCTCAGGCTCTTCGTAAAAAGGCCCAAGTCATTTTCGTAGACTATCTTCAACTCATCCATGAAACAGGCGCAAAGGACAGATATGCCGCCATTACGGCCATATCCATTGCCTTACACGAACTGGCGCAGACCACAGGCATTGTCGTGGTGGCATTAGCACAGCTTAATCGAAACCCATCCAAGCCCGGAGCAACGCCTACCAACTCCGACTTGCGAGAGAGCGGACAGATTGAACAGGACGCAGATGCAATTATTCTTCTGTCCGGCGATAACCCCGACAAGTACCTGTTCCGGCTAAGCAAGAACAAGGAAGGTGAAATAGGCGACCTTCCCATCACGTTTAACAAGCAGATTCAACGTTTTCAAGAGTATACTTGGATGGATTGAGCACATGGGCTGTCAGCAATGGCAGTCTTTTGTTTTTGCCAACTCCACGAGAAAGCCTGCTTTAAGGCGTTTTGGATGCTAGGCGATAACTTTATCGACTTCATCACGAAAACGCGCCACAGACGCTCGTAGGCGGCTCTCAGTTGATGCTAACGGTATATCTCAAACCAGACCATGCAATCAGACCGGTGCAGGAGCGTGGAAAACGGCTTTTTAGGGTCAGACGTGAAGTTATCGGGTCAATCAGAAAAACGCGGCAGACAGGCTCCTATACGCCTTTCCCACGATGATAGCAGACAGATAAGCGGATGCAGCGGCTATTTGTCAAATCGCATGGATGGTTGAGACAAAAGCAAGATTTGTGAGACGAAAAAAACGCTTCGACTATCACTTTCGGAAACGGCTTTCAAATTTTTGTCCCCTTTCCCCCTTGTTTCCTCTTTCCCCCTTTTGCCCCCCTCTTCCCCCTACAACCCCTATTACCCCCTATAATCCCCCTATCATCTTCCGTGCTCCCCCTTTCCCTCCCCGTGTGTTTAGCGCGTCCGCGGGCGTTATATGCGCGAGCGCGCGCGTTGACGGAGCCGGGTGTGCCACGATAGTTCAAAAATGAATAAATAACAGTTATGCGAAATTGCAAACTGGTTCTTTCTCCCTGCAACCCTCTATCTCCAAAGCTATACCGTTAGCCAGCAAAGCAGACAGTAGGCGGGAGCTTGCGTGAGGTTCGGACTGGTGAATGGTTTACGACTATTTCACATGGAGAATTGACTTCATTTTGCAGTTGGTTGAATATGTAGAAATGTTGCATAACTGTATGAGCGGTTGATTGCAGATTGAAAGCGTCTGACCAGCCGCATAGTCTTATTTGATAGTTAAAAGTATTGAGGTATTTGCCGAATGGATAATCCTAGTTGGCTGGTATGATATGATTGCAGTTGTCGGTAATTAAACCTGAGAAGAACGAGCCGAATCGGATGATACGACTATTCCAGCAGAATAATAGTTAAAAAGATTGAGTAATTATCTGCGACTATTATAATAAGTACGATTATTAAAGATTTTGAGGTAATGTGATGTGGATTAAAATTGACATGCGTCTTAACATATATTGATTTTGGGAGTGTCTGATGACTTAGCGACTATCGCACCTCTCTTTCTCTAAAAGGCGAACGACTATTTCACACAAAAAATACAAGTTTATTTTACGATGGTTCGTAAGAAAATTCTATGACTATTACTCTGCGACTATCAGCGAGCTACTCGTTACTATACAATATATAGGACTTTCAAAAGCTAGTCGTCTGACGACTTTACGACTATTCCACGACTATTTTATTGGAGAAATTACGACTATTGGCTACGACTATTCCAGCTGGAACGCTACGACTATTGCTGACCTCTATTAGCTATCGGGCGAAAGCCCGAAAAGAGCTGCGGCGCAAGCCGCCAGTGGTTCCGCGCCGCCCGCCGCGCTCCTGCTGCTGGACTGCCCCGCCGGGTGGAGGGTGCCAGCCGGTGCGCCCTGATTGCTGACCGGTGCCAGACTGCAAGCCGCCGGGCGTTGGAAGCATCGAGACGTTGACCCCTCAGCAGGTGCAGCACTTGCCAGCGATCCACACACGGCAGGAGCCGACCCCGCCGGGCTTGCATGGTCTGCGGTGTGCTGCACTGTCTGGCATGGATCTATAACAGGGGCACACCGTTGCGCCCTTATATACCTTATTATAATAGGGCGGCTGCGTTGACCTGTACGGCGTCAGGCGTGGCGCTGGTATCTGGTATGTACTGGAGGTGTTGCGTTGCTGTGATATGCTCTAACGTGGTGCAGGCGGTATTATAGCCGCTTGTGTCGGTCTGGTATCTGCGGCGGTAGAATGTGGTAAATTGCAGGAAACGCCCCTGTAAAGCCCTGTGCGTTGTTTTGCGGCGTGGGCGGTATAACTGCATAGATGATATAAAAACCACTGTAAACGCTTGTATGGGGCTGCGCCGCAGCAGGGCAAAATAAAAGCCCTGCACCCTCAGAAGATGCAAGGCAAAAGAAAAGCCCCGCCAGCGTGGGCGGGGTGGATTTAAGTTAATTCCAAGAAATTTTTCCTTCGTTTTCCAGCCTTCTTAAGTATTTATATTTGTATCGGCCTTCTACGCTTGTAGAACAATGATATTTTTCATCGTATCTGTAAGGGTATGCTCTCCCTGAATCTCCAACGATGAATTGCACTGTGTCGTCATCGTTAAGGTAGTAGGTGCGGCCGTCTTTTGATTTTATCTCCTTATACTCTTTCATTTTTTTGCGCTCCTTTCTTGTGCGGGCTTTCTGCTTTTAGTATATCATACTGCAAGCCCTAAAAACAGGACTTGCAAAAAATATTTTTGCCCTTTTGGGCTGGGGCGGGGTTGCTTTGCGGTGCAGCCCCGTTAAAGTGTCCAATCGGCGTTACTTAGACGCCTTAAATAAGGCGCTGAAGAACCAGAAGAAAAACAGGATACAAGATATCATGCGTGCACCCCCTTAAATACGCCCTTCGGCGGTTTTGTCGAAAATGTAGTGCGAACCGCTATCACTCCGACGCACAAAAACATCATTTTTCCAGCCGTCGGAAACGATGATTTGCAACATGGTTAGCATACCGTAATAATATGATTTATCTTTTGTTGTTTTTTGGTGTTGTCCGGCTTTATCAAGCGAAGCAAGCGCATAGTTGAATCTTTTTTCGTCAATCATGTTATAACCTCCCTTATACCACGCTAAACCGCTTGTAGCTGGTTTTGCTGCTGCATTCTGCGTATACATCCGGGTGCAGCGTCTTGAGTAGCTTGCTATCGAGCCGGACGGAAGAAACATCTTTGTAAATGGCCTTTGCGGTGCCTTGTACCATCTCCGACGCACCGTGCATCATGTCGATGATTTCAGCCTTTACGGCGTCATTCATTGCTTCAAGTTCTTCAATGAGCCGCTTATTTTCGCGGTATGCGTTCACTTTCTTTTCAAAATCAGTCATTTTTACACCTCATTTAATAGCAAATGTATTCAACGGATTCCCAATATTCGTCATTTTCGGCGTTCCAAGAACGGATTTCGGTTTTTTTAATTCGTTTGATAACGTCGTAGGCGTGGCCGTGATATACGGCATACCGATATTTTGCAGTATCTAATGCGCCAGCTTTAAGCAGCTTTGTACGAAATTCTTTTGTCATTGTATTACCTCCTTACTGCTCCGCCCGATTGTTGAGCCAGACCAGACAGAGAAGAAAGCCGGAAATCATGCCGCCCACATACCAGAGGGCGGCCCACTGGGTTGCATCGAGTACCAACATATTACTGCACCCCCTATCACATAATCTGGAACAGTGCAGACGTGCGGGCGGTGACGGCGTATAGCTTGCCGGTGGTGTTGCCCTTTACCAGTACGCCCGTAACGCCATAAATGCCGGTGCTGTATGCGATGGTCTCAAACCCGCATTCTGCAACGCGGAGTGCGTCAATCTCGGCAAAACGCTTTTTGGTCAAGTCCTCTGCGGCGTTGGTGGTAACATAGCGGCGGATGTCTTTTAATGTGGTTTTCATGGTTTTTGTCCTCCTGTTTTGTGGTGGTGTAAATAAGTTTGTTTACTGCCTATATTGTAAACAATTTTATTTCTTTTGTCAAGGGGTTTACACATAAAAAATAAACATTTTTGTTTACAATAATTTTGTCCGTTTGGGCGTGCTCTATCGGACGCACCCCACGCCCTCCAGCGCCCGCCGCCGGTACGGTCTGCCCTGCTGCCTGCCGTGTGCCGTCGTTCCGGGTGCGCTGGGGCTGGGGTCTCCACCTCTGGGGTATATAGGGCGAGCCGGGGGTGGGGTGGTCGACACCTCGCGTAGAAAAAATTCAAAAAAGGCGTTTTCCGGGGTTCGTGTTGCCAACACCCACCCCACCTTCACAAAACGAAACCCATCCGATTGTGCGAGTCTCCAAAAATTCCGAAAAATACAAAAAAGACCCCTCTTCCGGTCTAATCTGTGCTATACTTGACCGTAAGAAAGGGGCATTGTGAAATGGCAAAACTCGTAAAATGTAAACACTGTGGCGCAAAGATAGCGGCTACCGCTAAAACCTGTCCGCAGTGCGGTGGGGAGAACACGCCGCCGAAGCCAGCTTATAAGCGGTTGTGGTTCAAAATTCTTATGGCAATGTTCGTATTGGCTTTTATTATGGATTTGATAAGCCCTCGTAACAAAACGGATACTGCGACTAGTTCTGAAAGCGAAAAACCAACATCATCCGTTGCATCATCTGCAAAGGCAGAATCCGAAAGTTCGTCTGCTACTTCGGAAGAACCTGTGAAAGAGGACGACTCTTTTATTCTAGTTGATGAAGTTCTTGGCGATTACGGAAAAGAAGAAACGAACAAGAGTGGTTATAAATATATCTGGTACATGGTTCCGGCTGGCACATACGAAGTTGAGAATCAAAACAAAGAAGCTACAGTATTTGTGGTGTCTGATGCAAACTCTGATGATGTGAGCGACGTGCTTAAATTTGAAAAAGCTGGTGAAAGGCAGAATGTTACCGTTAAAGACGGTTATCATATCGAACTTTCGATTAGCACGGAAATTCTATTAACGCCAGTTAAATAAATGGAGAAATACAAAATGAGCTTTATAGGAGCAATAGGAGCCATCGCAGACCTCGTAGAGGAATAATCGCATAACACAAAAAGCCAGCGGCTAGATGTTCTCTAACCACTGGCTTTTCTTATTGGTTATTTACTTCTTCAATGCGCTGGTCACGTTTGGCATCGGCATCCAATAGTTAACGTCACGCATGACAATCTTGCCGTTGTCGCACAGGTGCGGTCTCAAATCGCCGTATTCGTCTGCTTCGTAGGAGAGATAGCCACACGCAACCTCTTTGCCGTTGCAAGCGATCACTCGCCCATTGTAGGTTTCTCCAACGTCAGGCGTTCTCCAAAGCCACTCCATGTTTTCCAGAGTGTCGCTAATGTATTCTTCAAGATTTTCGTACTTATCGCCGTTAACCATATTTATTCTCCTTTCACATGGGCATCTGGATCTGACCGTTTGTGACCTGAACTAGCATAACAGAGTTCGCACACGGTCTCCACTTCTTGATGTACTCGACAGCTTCATCGAACCGCTTCTTTGGCACGTTGTTTCGACTGTTTACGTTAAACCAGTCCTGAATGTCCCGGTTGCATTCCATGAACAACTTCTGAGAGACGCTACGGCTCTTGTAGGCCGGGCTGTCCATGCCGCCAAGAGCGTTGATGACCACTGTGTTCACGACACGCTTCAACACACGCTGCTGGTTGTAGTCGATGGTCATAGTATTCTCAAGAGCGGAAATACGCTGCTCCTGTTTCATGGTGCGCTGGTCAATCACAAGGATTGCTTGCAGTTCCTTAGAAAGCCCTGCGAACTGGTTGACGGACACGTTTTTCTCAAGGTCAATCAGTTTCTGGCGAATCTCCATGCCCTCAGGTGTCCGCTGAATCATTGCAATATGCTTTGCCATGTCCAGAGTGATAACGTGCTCTGTACGAGTAGTATACGGATTTTTCGGATTATTGGTTGCGCATTTTTGAGCGACCAATGAATAGTCCGTACCTTCGACAAAACCATACTCGCACATACGAGGGAACCAGTCTTTGTATGCGGTCTTGATTTTGAGCCGCTCGTGCAGCTCCCGACCCAGCACTACCTTTTCGCCAGTGTCAGTGTCATACACAGGGATAACATCTTCGGAGAAGATTCGGATGGTTTCAAGATTATTATTCATAGAAATTTGACCTTTCTATCTTGCGAGAGTAGGCCATCTCTGGTATAATAACCCAAAGAGGGTCTATACTCTCTGAGTGTTTCATAAGACGTTCGCTGTGGTCGGCAAACTTTAGCGTGCGTCTTATTCTTTTTCATCGGTCTCTGGGATGGGATGCACTTCAAAGAACGTGTCACGGATGGCTGCGGCCTGTGCGACCTTGTGTTCGGTGCAATAGGCTTTCAGCCACTGGAACTGCCGTTCGGTCAGCGCAACAGTGAACGTGTGATTGTGGCGTTCGAGATAAGGACTGTACATAAACTCACCTCCCTTCATGTGGGTGCAACCAGTATACGCAATATGTTGTGGCTTGTCAATTACGCAAACGCTTAATGTAGTACTGGTATCTGTACAAAATCTAAAAGTTTGTAGACTTGCACAAAACTCAGTCCTTATTTTTGGCTGCTCCCGCTTCGTACCCTGCCCGGTAGTTCAGTTCGGACAGCTTGCCAAGCGCTTCTGCGTACTCCCTGTCCTCGCTGGTCGGCTCTTTGCCGTGGGCAAGGGTTTTCAGAAATTCTTCGGTTTTCGTTGGAAAGTTCATGTTTTTTTCTCCTTTTCTATTGCAGAAGCGGTCTGCTTCTGCTATAATAATTGACAGAAACCGAGACTGCGCCCTTGGTTGCGCAGCTTCTGTTTTGTGGTGGAATAGGTCGTCAGTGCTACTTTGGACGGTGGGGCTGACGGCCTATTTTTTATGCCACAAAGGATAAATCTACCGTTGTTGGCTGATTCATCGTGTGTTCTGCTGTCTTAGATTATAGACGCTTGGTATATAGTTGTCAACAGCCCAATTTGTATAATTTGTACGTTAAAACACGTTTTAGTGTACATTTTTGATAGTGGCTTTGACACTTTAATGTGTTAGAATTGGGGCGGAAATTTATAGTAAAACTTGATAATACGATAATTATACAAGCTGTAAACTAACACAAAAAAGTGTTGATAAAAAAGTGACCCTAATGATAGTAAATAAAATTCCCTATTGACAAACCAAACAAAATTATTTACAATGTAATCAGAAAGGGTGACATGAAATGGGGAAATACAAAAAAGTGACAGAAAAAAAAGAGCCTTTTAATGTTTCAACGAATGGCGTAGAGATAGTTAAAGAACTTATGAAGCAGTATGGCATAACAACAGCTTATATTGCCAATGAAGCTGGCTTCACTTCAAGACAGGCTTTGTATCAGTGCTTTAAGAATGAGAGCTTAAATCTTTCTAGCTTTTATAAACTCCTAAAAGCTATGAATTATCGAATCGTGGTTGAACCCGACATGGGAGATATTGGCGTTGGTGCTTATCGTGTTGAAGGCACTGTAATTGAAAAGGACAGTGATTCTGAATGAACGTAGCGTATGTTCGTGTATCTACTGTCGAACAGAATGAAGCACGACAGGTAGAAGCGTTGAAGCGGCATAACATTGACCGTTGGTTTATCGAGAAGGTCTCTGGCAAGAATATGGATAGACCAGAGTTGCAGAAGATGCTTAAATCAGTTCAGCCGGGCGATACCGTGTTTATTCACGATTTCAGCCGCCTTGCCCGTAGCACAAAGGACTTGCTTGAAATGGTCGAAACGCTACAAACTAACGGCGTACACCTTGCAAGTGATAAAGAAAACCTAGATACAGGCACTCCAACCGGTAAACTGATGCTGACGATGATTGCAGCCATCAACGAATTTGAACGACAGAATATGCTCGACCGCCAGCAAGAGGGCATCGAAGTGGCAAAGCAGAAAGGCGTTTATAAAGGTCGCAAGCCCACCGAGTATGACCGAAACCTCTTTGACGTTCTGCATGAGCAGGTGGAGAAGCGCATTCTCACGGTCACGGACGCTGCCAAGCGGCTTGGTGTGACCCGCCAGACATGGTATCGGATTGCTGAACAGAACAGGTGAAAGGAGCGGCTTATGGACAACAAAGCTGTGGAAGTTCCGGGGTGGTGGAGCGAAGAAGATATTCGCATTTTGACTCAAATGATGAACGGAGGGAGCCTTTTGGACATTATTCAGTGTGCAGAAGAATGCCGAAAGTCCACTTGGGAAAACAGAGAGTTTTGCGTATATAAATTAGTTCGTGCTGCCATCAAAGCAGCGGAAGGAGTTTGAAAATCAAGTCAATAAAGAAAATTTCTAAAACAGCATTATAAAACCGAATATTTTATTTTTGTGCAGTTGTAGGCACTCTTTACATTTTCAGGTAGGGGGTGCCTATTTTTTATGCAGCCAAAACAGTGTATCGCCATCATTGACAGTATCAAAGCGTATGCAAAGCAGAATCCGACCGAAGCACAGGTCTACGAGGACTGGTTTCAGGCGGTGGTGAACCTGAGAGATGCTTTGCCGCAAGACAAGCGGTTCGATGCATACAAGTACTCTGGTGAGCTGCGTTCCATCTGCGCAGCCATGATGGGCAAGATGAAAACAGGCGAGGACGTGGCGAAGGTCTATGACATTATCGGTCGGACGTATCTGTTTGAAGCAAAGGATGTGTTCGACAGCTATTGCATCTACCTTGAATGGAACCGTGCGCCGGAAAAAAAGTTCTACCAGCCGAGAAGAAAGGTGTTAAAAACCGTTGCGAACGCCCTGCAAGACCTTGCAGATGACAGACTGGACTTGCTGGCAATCTCGATGCCCCCCGGCTGTGGTAAAACGGCTCTAGCTATTTTCTATTTGACATGGCTTGCCGGAAAAACACCTGACGAACCGATGCTCACAGGCTCTCACTCGAACAGCTTTGTGCGCGGCGTTTATGACGAGTGCTTGCGTATATTCGACAAGGACGGAGAGTATCTGTGGAACGATGTTTTCCCGGACGTTGCCGTGTCGAACACCAATGCGAAGGACTGCCGCATTGACTTAGGCAAGAGAAAGCGCTTTGAAACGCTGGAATTTACGTCTATTGGCACTGGCAATGCTGGTTTGTACCGTGCATCTACGCTTCTTTACTGCGATGACCTTGTGTCCGGTATCGAAGTGGCACTTTCCAAACCCCGCCTTGATAAGCTGTGGGAAACGTACACCACCGACCTTAGACAGCGTAAAATCGGCAACAAGTGCAAGGAACTGCATATTGCTACACGCTGGTCTGTACATGACGTTATCGGCAGACTAGAGCAAAACTACGGCGATTCCGACAGGAACAGATTCATTGTTATGCCAGCAATGAACGAAAAAGACGAATCCAACTTCGATTATGACTACGGTGTAGGATATAGCACAGAAACGCTCCGCAAGCAACGCGAAGTCATGGATGAAATGAGCTGGAAAGCGCTGTACATGAACCAACCTGTTGAGCGTGAAGGTCTGCTCTTCCCTGCCGATGAACTGCGGTATTTCAACGGCGTTCTGCCTGATGGTGAGCCTGATCGTAAGCTCATGGTCGAAGATATTGCTTGGGGCGGCGGCGATTTTACATCCGGCCCCATCGCCTATGTTTATAATGGTTCTGTGTTTATTCCCGATGTTGTTTTCAATAATGGCGATAAAACCGTTACCAAGCCTGAAACGGTCGGAAAAATTATTCAACATAAATTGAACACATACAGAGGTGAAGCCAATAATGGTGGCGATGAATACTGCGATAGTATAGACAGTATGCTTCGGCAGCAAGGCTATCACTGCTCTGTTCGCAGCCAGCGTGCGCCCAGTGGTCAAAGCAAGCTGTCAAGAATCATCCAGTATGCGCCGGACATCAAACGGTTCTATTTCCTTGACGAAAAACACCAGTCGAAAGAGTACAAGTCATTCATGGAACAGGTGACGATGTTCACACAGCTTGGCAAAGTTCCACACGATGATGCACCGGACAGCCTGGCACAGCTTGCCGATGAATTGTATAACGGAATCAGTAAAATTGAGCCTGTCAAGAGGCCTTTTTGATAAAAGTGTCATATATAGCAGTCCTTGGAAACAAAAATTTGATTTTGGGTTGCATTTTGGCTTAAAATATAAACAGGAAGATTTGCAGCTTCCTCTAATGTATTGCATTGACGTGGTTTTAGTCATTTTTACTCGTCAGTTTATTGCATTACACTCCTTTCTCACTCACCCGCGACAGCTGCCTTTCTCTGTCGCGGGGATTATATGTTGCGTTTTCGAGTGGACGAAACGTTGTTTGTACTCCCCCAACTGACACGAAGCGGTTCAAACCCGCTACGCAGCACAACGATTCTCTTGCTTTGCATGGATATATTCTCCTGATAATACCTCTTCCGTTATTCCCGGCTCTCGATGCAATGTCTTTAGATTTTTCACATTGCAAAGAGCAACGGCTCCAATTAAGCCGGGTTTATCACAGATTGCAGCGGTCAGGCAGCTGCACGTCGAAAGACGTAGGCATTGGTGCAAATCCGAAATCTGTGACCATTTGTGGTTTTCTTTTAGGCGGGAAAACTACGTTGTTAGTCCCGACAACTAACTAGCGTAACTGGAAGTGCGAACAGTTTCCCAGCAGCTTCCAACAGGTCTGTGCTCAACAGCCTGTTTCCAGAAACAACGAAAGGAGCGCTCATGCTAGTTAGAATCTGTTGCCCTTGTATCCGGCAGAACCCTATCTATAAGAACGTCCGCTGCAACCGCTATCTTGGCGAAGTAGACGGACGATACCATTTCAAGTGCGACAGATGCAAGGGCGTTATCGAAGGAGACACAAGGGAAGGATGGGTGAAAATAATTCATTCTCCTGAAAGGTAAAAAGGACAACATTATGTGTGTGTTAGAAGAAAATATAACTGCTCTTTTTGAAAGCGGCAAGATTAGTTCTCTTGATTTGGAAAACGCAAAAAAGTTTTGTAGTAGTTCAAAAATTGGAGAATATAAATGTTGCGTAAGAACTCGATATGGGTTTTGCTGCGATTTGTGTCTTGAAGATGAATTATTGAGTTTGAAATCAAAGGGAGTTAATACAATAAATTCTTGTTGTGGACACGGTGATTTGGCTCTTGCATCAATTTTAACCGCTGGGGAAAACAGCAAAAATAAAATGCTTTCTTTGGGATATACTCATGTAAAAGATATATCTGAAAGAATTTCTCAGTGGAAGCCTAAATCGATTTTCATGTATCAAAAATAAGTTTAAAGCGCAGTTTTGGCGCAGTGAGATAGGCCTTAATAGGTTTGTCTTGCTGCGCTTTTTATTTTTGCCGGAAAGGAGGAACGCATGGCTGAGTATCAGATAGCTGTTGACGGCTTTTTGAATAATCCACTGACCGGACGCAGACCGATTGAAACGCCGGAGACGGAAATCAATCGGGCGAATGTTCTGAAAGTAGTTATGGGTAATGCAGACCCTATCCACCTGCTGAACAAGAACGAGATTCACTTTCTGCACAACTACTACTTGGGTAGCCAGCCTGTCCTCAGCCGCACGAAGGAGTATCACGCTGAAATCACCAACCGTATTGTAGAGAACCACGCCAACGAGTGCGTGGGCTTCTACACGGGATACATGAGCGGCACTCCTTGCTCTTATGTGCGGTCTGAAACGGCAACTGGTGACGGCGAGGAAATCGCCCGCCTGTCCAACGCATTGCAGTATGAGGGCAAGGATGCGCTTGATCGGCGGCTCTGGCAGTGGATGTTGGAGTGCGGACAGGGATACCGCATTGTTCTTCCTGACAAGGGGTACAACGGCAACTACCCTGACGAAACGCCCCTGCTGGTGGATGTTCCAGACCCAGACATGGCGTATGTGATTTATAACTCCGGCATCGGTCACAAGCCCATCGCCAACGTGCTGCACATCCCACGCAATTATCAGAATGACCTGAACGACCTGATTTGCGTGTATACGCCAAACCAGTACTTTGAAATCGACAACGGCAAGGTTACGAAAACGGAGAACCACTCCCTTGGAATGCTGCCGATGGTCGAATACAAGCTGAACCCTGAGCGGATGGGTCTGTTTGAACCGGCTATCCCTGTGCTTGATGCCATCAACGACCTTGAAAGCAACCGTTTGGACGGTGTGGCGCAGTTCATCCAGTCCATCATGGTGTTTACCAACTGCCTTGTGGATGATAACGCACTGAAGCAGGTCAAAGAACTTGGAGCAATGTGCCTGAAATCTACAACCAGCTTGCCTGCCTCCGTTTCGCAGATTGCAAACGAGCTTGACCAGCAGCAGAGCCAGACCTTGCTTGATTCTATGTTGAACGTGTACCGTAGCCTGACTGCCATGCCTAGTGCCACTGGCAGTGAGAACGCAACGTCCGACAACGTGGGTGCAGTTATCGTCCGCAACGGCTGGAATCACACCGAAGCGAGGGCGCAGCAGTACGAGAATATGTTCAAGTACGCTGAACGCCAAAGCTTGTCTGTAATGCTGAAAATCCTGCGTGACACGGCTGGTTCTAAGCTGATGGCAAGTGACATCAATATCAAGCTGCCACGCCGCCAGTACGATAACCAGCAGAGCAAGGTTCAGATTTTTGCACAGATGTTGCAGCAGACCATTGACCCGCAGTTGGCGTTCACTACGCCCGGCCTGTTCCCTGACCCACAAGCTGCTTACGAAATGAGCAAGCCCTTCCTGATTGCCGCTGGCAAGCTTGGCGAGGACGGGAAAGCACCGAAGCCACATGAACAGCCCAAACGGGATGTTACCGGCACAAATGTTGGGAACATAGCAGATGAACAGTCTGCCGATACCAATAAAGAAACAGAGGGCGAATAACCCTTTGCTATAAACACGGCAGGGAAGCCGGGATACAAATTTCGCAGCGTTGCAGGGAAGCAACGGTAAAAAAACGCAGGAGGAAATTAACGATATGAAACTCAATGTGTTGCTTGGTGATGCCTACAAAGAGGGCATGACCGCCGATGAAATCATTTCTGCGCTTGAAAAGGTTGCAGACCCTAGCGCAGAGGTCGAGAAACTGCGCAACGCCGTGACGAAAGCCAATGGCGAAGCTGCTGAGTACAAGAAGCTGCTCAAGGCAAAGCGTACCGATGACGAGAATGCCGCACAGGAACAGGCTGACAGGCTTGCAGAGATGCAGAAGCAGATTGAAGCCCTGACTGCCGACAAGGAAAACCTTGTCAAGGAAAAGACTCTTGCATCTTACCGTGAGAAGTTCGTTGCACAGGGTTATGACGCTGAACTTGCCAACAAGGCTGCATCTGCACTGGCTGACGGTGACATGGACAAGGTGTTTAAGTTCCAGTCGGAGTTTATGACCGCCCACGACACCGCTTACAAGGCTTCTCTGCTGAAGGATATGCCCACACCTCCGGGTGCGGATGGCAATGGTGACGGCGCAGATAGCGCAGGCGTTTCCTTTGCTAAACGCTTTGCGAAGGAGCGTGCAGACGCAAACAAGGCATCGAGTGACGCAATGACTGCTTTCCATTAAGGAGGAAAACATGAAGTACACCAATACTCCGGTATCGGCTCCTGAAAGCACTATTCTGGCTGCTGATACCTACGTTGCCATTCCCTTTACCGTCAAGGAGACCAATGCTGTTCCGGCTGGCTATCCTATGGCAAAGACTGGTCTGAAAGCTGCTGCCACTACTGGCACTAGTGCTGCTGATGCAGCCACCGATGCCATTGGCATTCTGCTGCACACTGTTGACCCCGCTGTCAACCCCAATGGCGCACTGCTGATTCAGGGCGTTATTGATGTGGACAAGGCAAAGCTGTCCGGCTTTACCTATTCTGCAAACGATATTGCCGCTCTGAAAAAGGCTGTTCCCGCCGTTTTCTGCCGTACCGATGTTGGCGCAAAGGGCGAGTAAGGAGGACTAAATTATGGCACTGAATCTGAATGAAATCTTCTCCCCTGCTGCGATTGCCGCCTACTGGACAAATGATCCGACCAATGCGCAGCCCTATGCTTCTGATGCTCTGTTCCCTGCCCGCAAGAAGGTCAGTATGGAACTGAAGTGGCTGCGTGGCCACAAAGGCGTTGGCGTTTCGCTGAAGCCTAGTGTGTTCGACACTAAGGCCACGTTCCGTACTCGTCAGGGCATTAAGATGACCGAGACCAGTATGCCGTTCTTCCGTGAGGGCACTCACATTGACGAGGAAGACCGCCGTAAGATTATCTCTGTTCTGGCTACCAATCAGGAGTTTGCGGCAGACGTTATCAATCGCGTCTACGATGATACCGCACAGCTTATTACCGGCGCTCGCATTGTGCCTGAGCGCATGGTGTGGCAGCTTCTGGCTCCTAAGACTGGCAAGCCCAGCATCTCCATCGAATCCAACGGCGTGAGTTACGTCTACGATTACGACCCGGACGGAACTTGGCAGCAGTCCAATTACAAGGCTCTGGCTACCAAGGAGAAGTGGGATGCGCCTACCACCGCAACCCCCATCGCCACGATGACCACTGCCGCAAACACCGTGCTGGCAAACACCGGTGAGATTATCACCGAAGCCTACATGAACACCAACACCTTCAACAAGATGATTGCTGCGGATGAAATCAAGAACCGTTTCCTGACGGTTATGAAGACCACAACCGCTGTGCTGGTTGATTCCGAGGCACGTTCCGTTGTCGAAACCGCATCCGGTATTCGCATCCATCTGTACGACAAGATGTTCAAGCCGGAGGAGACCGCTGCTGCCGAAAAGTATCTGCCTGATGGCTATGTCGTGCTGGCTCCTTCTGGCTCTCTGGGCAATATGTACTATGTTGCCACCCCTGAGGAAGCCGACCTGATGGCTGGAATCTCCAACGCACAGGTTTCCGTTGTGAACACTGGCGTTGCTGTTACCACCGAGCAGACCGTGCATCCTGTCAACACCAACATTTACGTCTCTGAAATCGTCCTGCCGTCCTTTGAACGCATGGACGCTGTGTACTGCATCAAAGCTTACTAAGGCGAAAGGAGGAAAGCAGCATGGGAGACCAGTATTCCGAAGCGGCAGTCAAACTGGGGCAGTACATCGCCCCTGCACTTGACCGTGAAATCACGGACGAGGACTACCCACTTTTCGACCTGCTGCTTGATTTCGCCAAAGACAAGATATTTTCGCAGGGCTACCCATTCGGTAACAGACCGGACGAGTTGCCCTCGCAGTATCAGTCGTTGCAGATACGCATTGCAGCGGAACTGTACAACCACATCGGCGCAAACGGACAGACGAGCTATACCAACAATGGCATTACTCGTGTGTGGGAAAGTTCCGATGTGGCACAGTCCCTGCTGAACGAAGTGGTTCCGAGAGTAGGTGTTATCGGCTGATGTTCAATGGAAGCCCGCTGGATAAACGCCCGCTGTGGTATTCAAACCCGGTTGGCGAGAAAACGCCTGTCGTGGACGAATGGGGCAACGAGACTGGCGAATCCGCATACGAATTGTGGAGTACCCCCGCAAAGCTGATGTTGAACGTCAGCCCCCCTACTGGTTCTGCGGAAGCAAACCCTTTTGGAGCGTTCACGAATTACAGCTACGTTGTCAGTTCGTCCAGCAAAAAGCGCAACACACCGCTTTATGAAGGCACACACGTCTGGTTTCAGACAGACGTTTCAAAGCCCTTTAATTACACTGTAATCAAGGTCGCAGAGCATATTACAGACACGAAGTATGCTCTGAAAGAGGTGGCTGCAAGTGAAAATTAAAGTGAGGTTGAGCGATGCCGGACTTCGTGATGCGGAACGTCAGATACAGGAGTACAAGACCACCCTGAACAGAAAGGCTAGAGCGCTTGCTTTTCGTCTTTCGTGGCTCGGCCTTGAGGTTGCAAAGATACGTTTTGCCAATGCGAAATATTCTGGCTCCAATGACGTGAAATGCCATATTAACCAAAAAGACAAGACTTGCACCATCGTTGCAGAGGGTAAGTCAGTTGCCTTTATCGAGTTTGGCACTGGTGCGCACCACAACGGATATGGCGGTGTGCTACCGCCCGGCGTTGGGGCGCATGGCTCTTACGGCAAAGGGCAAGGTGCAAACCGCAGGTGGTACTACTACGGCGAATCTGGTAATGCTGGCACGCCTGTCAAACAGGTGGATGGCAAAGGCCAGTTGAATTACACCGATGGCAACGAACCAGCTATGGCTATGTGGGGAGCTGTTGAGGAAATGGCTTCTCAGGTCGAAGCAACGTGGAGGGAGGTTTGGAATAGTTGATCGATTATTTCAACTCTATCTTCACGGCTGTTGCCAAGGAACTGCGAAAGCAAGTGCCCGGCATCTTCGTTACTGGTGAAATCAATGACAGCAATGTCAAGAAGTTTCCGTGTGTGCAGATAGAGGAAAACAGCAATCTTCCTGTGCACATTGATTCTGCCGGTCACAGCAAATACGCTGCCGTTTCCTTGCGTGTGCGGGTCTACTCCAACAAAACAAGCGGACGCATTGCAGAAGCACGTTCCATCGTTGGAATCGTGGATTCTGTTCTTGAACCGCTTAAATTTTATCGCAAATCGTTTGCCCCGTTGAATGGGCTGTACAACAATTCCGTCTATCGGATTGATTGCAGCTATGGGGCAACAATCGGAGAGGACGGAATGATTTACCGAAACTAAGGAGGTAAACATTCTATGAGTACTGCTATCTCCGGTCTGAATACCACCCTGTATTGTGGCGACAGCGCAACCGCTCTGACGAAGCTGTGCGACATCAAGGATGTGCCCGACCTGATCTCTGAGCCGAACCTTCTGGATGCCACTACTCTGTCTGACCCTATGCAGGTCAACATCTTTGGCATCATCCAGAGCGACACCAAGTCTTTCACCGCCAACTACAACAAGACTGACTACAAGAAGGTCAAGGAAGCTGGCTACGATGAGACTTCTGAGAGCAACACCGTGAAGTACTACGCCCTGAAGATGCAGGACGGCTCCGGCTTCACTTGGCAGGGTATGCATCAGGTTGGTCTGTCCGGCTTTGGCGTGGACGAGGTTGTGGAAATGACCATCAACTGCATCTTCACCAAGAAGCCTGAGTTCAGCGAGACCCTGACTGTCAATGGCGGCTAAGCCGCAAAAATCGAATCAATCAAACCGGGCAGAACTGAACAACGGATTTGGTTCTGCCCCTATTTATAAAGGAGAGCATTTATTATGGCTGCTAAGGTTATCAACTTTCATTCCCCCGATGGCAAGAACACTTACGAGCTGACTTTCACCCGCGAGAGTGCCGAAGCCGCTGAACGAAACGGCTTCCAGATTTATGAGTTCCTTAACGGCATTAACCCCGCCAAAAACACGAAAGCTCTGTTCTATGGCGCGTTCATTGCCCGCAACAAGGGAATCAAGCGACAGTTGGTCGATGATATGCTTGGACACATTGAGAACAAGGAAAACTTGCTGGCTACTCTGGCGGAGATGTACACAGATTCCATCAAGTCGCTGATTGCTACCGATGATGAGGATAAGACCGCAAAAAACGCAACGTGGGAGATTGTGTAACTGCACAATCTCAAGAAGCAGACGGAGAGGAAGAACCATTCTCCTTCTCCAAGCTGTTCCACGATGTAGAAGCCTATTACATCTCCATCGGCATGACATACGACCAATTCTGGTACGGCGATGTCTGGCTGGCGAAGGTCTACCGTGACGCAGAGGAACTGCGGGAACGCAGAGCCAACGCAGAAGCGTGGAGAAACGGCTTTTACATGGCATCTGCGCTTTCCTCTACGGTTGGCAATATGTTCCGAAAGAAAGGGTCTAAGCCCATCAAGTACATGGATAGACCGATTCCCCTTACTCAAAAGGAGAAAGACGAGTATGAATACCAACGCGCAGTTGAGGCGCAGGAGCGAATCAAGAGAATGATGTTCTCTATGATGGAAAGTGATGGTGGTAGTGATGGCTGATGTTGATATTACGAGCTTATCCGTAGAGATTTCTGCGGAATCGCAGGGCGCAGAGCTTAATATCGACAAGCTCGCTACCGCCATTTCTAATTTGCGGACAAAGGGCAATGTGGCAAAGGTTTGCAGTAGCCTTGATAGGTTATCTGCTTCTATTTCCGCTCTTAAATCCGCATCTACTGGGCTGGACGGTCTTAGCAAAATCACGTCTTTTATGAACGGTCTTGCTAATGTAGACCTTACTCAAAGCGCAAAAGGCATCCGCTCTGTTGCTAATGCTTTGAACAAAATTTCGTCCGTCAATCTTGGAAACATGGATTTTTCCGGGCTTGGCAGTAAGATGAACAGCTTGAAGAACGGCCTTTCCCCTATTTCTTCTATTAGCGATTCTTCCATTAAGAGTTTGCGTGGCGTAAGCAGTGCAATCAATTCCATTGCTAAAATCCCAAGCATTACAAAGAAGCTGGACTCTAAAACACTTGATGATTTTGCGGAAGTCTGCAAAAAAGTAGCATCTGCTATTTCTCCGCTTGCTTCTAAGTTAGACAAGGTCGGTAGCTCTTTTTCTTCGCTTCCATCTAAAATTAAAAGTGCTGTCAATTCTACAGCCCACTTTTCTTCGGCAAACCAGAAAGCAAGTACCAGCCTTTCAAGCTTGGCAAGCCAGTTGGAAAACATCAAGAAACGTGCAGCACAGCTAGTTTCCCTGAAAGCTATTGCCACTTATCTTGCCAATGCCGTTACTAAGTTCAATGACTTTTATGAAGCGACAGACTTGTTCAACAATGCAATGGGCGAGTTAAGCGGTCAAGCAACAGAGCTTATCAATAAGATGGAGTCTCTGCTTGGCATCGACCCGACAGAAGCAATGACAAACATTGCTACGATCCAAAGCCTTGCAACTTCGTTCGGTCTGGCAAGCGATAAAGCGTATATCTTATCCAAGAACCTGACCCAACTTGCCTATGACGAATCGTCCTATTGGAATAAAGATACCGCTACTACCTTTACCGCAATTGCTTCTGCTATCTCTGGAGAACTTGAGCCTATTCGCCGCTTGGGCGTTGACCTGTCTCAGGCGCGGTTGCAGCAGGAACTTCTTTCTTTGGGCTTTAATAAACAGGTTTCTAGTCTGTCTCAGGCAGATAAGGCAGTTCTTCGCTACATTGCTATTATGAAGCAGACCACAAACATTCAAGGCAACCTCGCGCAGACCATTAGTAGCCCCGCCAATATGGTACGCATCTTGAAGTCTGAAATTTCGCAGCTTGCAAAAGCTGTTGGCCAGCTTCTTTATCCCGCGTTTAAGGCAATTCTCCCTGTTCTGATTGCAGCGGTTGACCTTATCAAAGAATTTGTTGTTTCTCTTGCATCTGTGTTTGGGCAGAAAATTGAATTTACTGATTTTAGCAAAACACAAAAAGATATTGGCGGCGTGACCGATGCTATGGATGACACTGCCGATGCTACGAAAGCAGCAGCGAAAGCGGCTAAAGATTACACGATGGGTTTTGATGAACTAAACATCATTGACCCTTCGCAAAACTCCGGCTCGTCCGGCTCCGGCAGCGGCGGTGCTGCTGGTAATTTACTTGGTGATGTTGACCTTTCCCAGTATGATATGTTCAAAGATTATGCTGGGAGCGCTGTTGATGAGATTAAGGCAAAATTAAAATCTCTCGATTCTTTCCAAATCGGAACTCAAATCGGTGAGCAGCTAAATAAACTTATGGGCATGATTTATGATGCCATCCATTCTGTTGATTGGGTCTCGCTTGGAGCGGTTTTTGCAGATGGAATTAACGGGCTCGTGGATTCTGTAGACTGGGATTTGTTTGGTCGATTGCTTGCGGACAGATTCATTATCGAGTTTGAGCTTCTTGGTGGCTTTCTGTCTCAGCTTGACTGGACATCTGTATTAAATGCCTTTATTGATGGCTTTTCTGGATTCTTTCACGAACTTTCAGATTGGATAGCAACAGTAGATTGGACTAGCATTGGAAAGCAATTGACTGATAAGATTTCCGACGCTCTTCAAAATGCTGATATCGAAAAGCTTGCAAGAGTTCTTTTTAACTTTATCACTGATAGCATTAACGCTGTTTCTGATTTCTTGGCTGGAACAGACTCTTACCAGCTCGGTCAAGACCTCGTTGACTTTGCTATTAGAGCTGTTACTTCTGTAGATTGGGCCGGGCTAGCTCAAGCCATCGGTCGTTTCTTTGGCGAAGCGTTCATTGAAGCGCTCGACTTCATGGGCGGTCTGGTTTCTCGAATTGCCGATTATTTTGAAAAGAAAGTTGCAGAGGGGCCGTTCGATAATGTTGGCCTGAATATCGTCTACGGTATTTATTACGGCATTCAAGACGCGATCACGAATGTTGCTTCTTGGATTGTCGAAAATGTGTTCAATCCATTCATCAATGGCTTTAAGTCTGCCTTTGGAATTAATTCCCCGTCTACCGTAATGGCCGAACAGGGCGGATACATTATCGCCGGATTGAAGAAAGGTATTACTGATGCTATTTCTAGCGTAACTGAAACTGCAAAGAAAATTCTTTCTGCAATCAAGAGCGCATTTGACAATTTTAGTCTTTTTGATATTGGCAAGAACCTGATTCAGGGCCTTATTAATGGCGTGAACAATATGATTGAAACAGCTAAAAATGCTGTCGCAAATGTTGGAAACGCAGTTATCGACAAGGTTAAGAACGTTCTCGGCATTCACTCCCCTTCTACTGTGTTTGCGGAGATTGGTGGTTACATCGACCAAGGCCTTGCAAACGGTATCACTGCTGCTATTTCCTACGTCGCCACTGCTATGCAGGGCGTTGTAAACGCTGTGCAGGAGAAAGGCAACGAGCTGATTAACGCTGGCTCTACTCAGGCGACCAACTACGTTACCGGGTTCTTGAACGGTCTGGATACCCAGTGGCAGCAGATTGATTCCAGCTTGCAGAACGATTTTCTGGGTAGTATGCAGACGCTCGGTACTGCCATCGAGAAGGGCGATTTGCAGTCTCTTGGTAAGTGGGCGGCTTCCTATTTCTATCATGCAATGGATGATGAGCAGCGTACACAAATCAAATCTATTGCAGAAAACAGCCTTACTTGGCTGACAAGCAACCTGAGTGGCGTTTGGAACAACATTGCCGGTATGGCTTCTAGTTTTATCGGTCAACTGGTTCCTTCGACCGTTGCGGCTACGACGGCGCAGACCGGATTAAATATTGCAATGGACGCAAACCCGATTCTGTTTGTTGTTTCGTTGATTGCAATGCTGGCTGGTGCTTTGCTCAATCTAGCCGGAACGAATAGCGACGTCGCCGGTGGAATCTCTTCCGTGTGGGGCGGTTTGAAGGATTTCATGTCCTACATTTTCGAAGGCATCGTGCGTCTGCTCGGCACATTTGTGCAGGGCTTCATCAACGGCGTCAATATTATGATTGGCGCATACAACCTTGTTGCACAGCTCTGGGGCGGCCAGATTGATTATATCAAGAACCCACTGTTCGAGTATGCGGACAAGATTGCAGCGGCTCGTGAAAACAGCTCTTCCGTTGATTCTCTTGCTTCCGGGAATCTGGATTATTCCAGTGTTCCGGGAACCAGCGAATACGAACAGGCGTCTGGCTCCGGTTCGTATTCTTCTAGCAGCTATACCCGGTCGGCAGAGCTTACCCCGTCTGAACTGCGTGATTCCGTAAAGGAAGGGTTCATCGCCGCCTTGCAGGAATCCGGTTTCGGCGACACGGACAACGGAAACTTTACCGTTCGGGTTTATCTCGACGGAAAGGAAATCACCTCTGCTGTCGAAAAGCGGCAGAGTGATCGCGGAATGTCCCTGATGGGAACGGAAGCATACAGCTACTAAGGAGGCGACAGTTCTATGGCAAATATTCCAGCACTGGTCACAGTGAACGGCACGGCGCTGCCTGAACCGTCCTCTTATGAAGCTACCACAAGCACTATTGTGGATTCTGGACGAAATACTCAAGGAAAAGTGGTCGGGGCCGTCGTGCGACACGATGTTGCAAAAGTATCGCTGTCGTGGAACTACCTGACCGCAGCCCAGTGGGCAACCGTCCTTAGTTTGTTCACAAGAAACTTTTATTGCTCAGTTCGATTCTTGAACCAAGCAACAAACACTTATGAAACCCGGCAGATGTATGTGTCCGACCGCACATCCGGTATGTGGAGGCGAAGCCAAAACAGCGGAAACGTAATGGGCTGGGCTGGATGCAAATTGGCGCTTGTGGAGGTCTAAGATGGAACATCCTTCTCAAAAATGGCTGAACAAGTTCAGCGAAACGCTTGTTCCTGAGACGTTTATCAAGATTTTTTATGATAGTACAGAACCCGGCGTCCAAAAAGACGCTTCTGCAAGCGCCGACAGTCAAACGTTGTTCAGCAATGTTTCCGGCATTACATCCGAAAGCGATAAACGTTCGATTGCAAAGTACGCAACCGGAGAGCCAAATCTTCATTTGCTTGACGGAACATTTTTGCTTCCGCCAGCGTCCGGTTCTTCTGCCAACGAAGCCGGATACATCAGCCGCGATATTGTTTCTGAATCGAACCATCCGAAGCTGACGTTTACTTTCAGCAGACTTCACACGAGAACCATTCCCGGCGTTACGATTTTGTGGTCTGAGACGTTGAACGAATACGCCAAAAGCTTTAAGCTCACGGCATATTCTGGAGACACGCAAGTAAGCACGATTACTGTCAACGATAATAACAGTGTTAGAGCCGAAGTCGATTGGGAAATCTCCGGCTACGATAAAATCACTCTTGAGGTCTTGTCTTGGTGTTTGCCTGACCGTAGGGCAAGAATTGAATGGTTCATGGTCGGTTTCAGACTGGCTTATACAAAAAACAACTTGATCTCTTACACTCATGAGTCAAATCGTGACCCAATATCCGGTCAGCTTTCCAAGGATAGCATTTCTTTTTCTCTTGATAATAGCCAACAAACGTGGAACCCTCTAAACCCACAAGGTATGTATCGATATCTTTATGAGCGCCAACTTGTCACAGTCAGCTACGGAATGGATATTGACGGAACGACCGAGTGGATTAACGGCGGCAAATTCTTTATGTCTGAATGGAGCGTTCCGGCAAATGGCATTGAAGCTTCCTTTGTCGCTCGCGATGCTCTCGGATTCCTGATGGACTCTGCATATATTGGCAGAAAAAGCGGAACACTGTACGATATTTGCATTGATGCGCTTTCTCGGCTTCCTAAAAACACTGCATCTTATTCTATTTCTGATGAGCTAAAGGATTACACCGTAGATATCAGCAAAGAGAATAACTCCTCCTACAAGAACTCGGATATTTTGCAGACGGCTGCAAATGCAGCGGGTATGGTCTTGTACCAAACTCGCGAGGGTGAAATTCGAATCGAACGGCCTACGTTTTTTGCGGGTTCTTCTTCTGAGGTCTATGAAATCGACCCGATGAACAATTATAAATGGCCCGAAATCACTTTTTCGCCTCGATTGAAAGACGTCTCTTGCAGTGTTAACAATACAACGCGCCTTTATCCGAGCAATTCTAACGTTGACGGTGTTACGCAGTCTATCAGCAATCCTTTGCTGAATGATTCCATTTTGGAAAAGGGCAAGAATTCCATGACGGAAGCCTACTCCATTCTCTCCACGCGAAAGAAAGCGAGTTTGGAATATCGCGCCAGCCCTCATATTGACGCGCTTGACCATGTAAAGCTCAACCATAGCTTTGGCTATGCGTCGGAAATGTTTGTCACGAATGCAAAGTACACTTTCAACGGCTGTTTTAAGGGAACGTTGGAAGGCTATATGCTTTCCGACATCGCTTCGGTATCTCTTGACCAAAGCTTGTTTTCTCTTCAATATGCCGATTCTCGTATTTTAACCGCGCGGCTAACTCCTGCATCTATGGATTCCCCTGCAATCGGTTGGAGCGTGTCCCCTTCCAACATTGTGCACTTGGACGTTTTGACCAACATTGACGGCGTTTCCACTTGCCGCGTTTCGTATTCTCATAAAGGAACCGCTACTGTGACCGCAAGCGCGGGAAATTCTTCTGCATCTTGTCAGGTTGCCGCAGAAGCACCTTATATTACGCTTAGCCAGAGTTCGGCAAACCTTTCTTGGAGTCAGTACAACGACGTTACCGCAACCTTCCACCCGACTGTTTCGAGTGCTCCGAGCATCAATTGGAGCACGAGCAGCGGCGCTGTTCGTTTGCAGGTTCTCAGCAACAGCGGTGGTGTTTCTACTTGTCGCATCTGGTGGAATTCCAAGGGCAGCGCAACGGTTACCGCGAGTGCATTTGGAGAATCTGCAAGCCTGAACATTTCCACCCAATCTTCTGCACTTTCCAATCTGCCTGATGGTACGATTGTTAAAATCGTGGAGAATGGCGCAGCGGTCGATTTCATCCTTGCGCAGCATAATTATCTTTCCGATCATAACGGTGCTGGCCGAACCTTGTTCGTCCGCAGATATGGGTTCAGAAAGCTGCGTTTCAACAAGGTTGATGCAAACCCAAATCAGAAATATTGGCTGTATGATACCACTTATCAAGAAAATCGCTGGTTCTATTATTGGGGGCGTTACAACGATTTCTGGAACAACTACCATTACGGAGAGGGATATAATGAGGATAGTTATTTCGTCGTTCCTTCTTATAATGACGGCCCTGCTGAAATCACGAACTGGTTAAATGGGGATTACAAAAACCTGTTCAGCGCTTCTGTGAAAAATCAAATGGGCCAAACCGTTTTGCAAAAGAAATCGGGATTCACTTCACAAGTTTCTACAAGCGTTTTCCTGCTGACCGCAAAAGAACTTGGAATCGGCACCAAAGGTTATTACGCTTACCCTGACAATAGTAGCCGTGCTCTCCCGACCGCCAAACAGATTCTCAATAGCGAAACGTCCTATTGCTGGACTAGAAGCCGCTTGAATGATGGGTCTGTGGACGGTTTGAGCGGAGACGATGCTACGCGAGCAGAACATGGCGTTGTATGTTGCTCTTATCGAGGTTCCAGTGCAAGCGTTTGGGCAAACAACGGAAATGTATTTGCTCGTCCTGCGTTTACCCTTCCTGCAAATCTGGAAGTGGATGCAAACGGGAATCTGATGATTTGAGGTGAAGATATGTCAACATGGATTACCGACAGAACGAATGAAGACGTCCGTCGCGCTGCTGAGCTGACTGAGAAAGGCCGACTGAATACATGGACTGAAGAAGAGCAAGCAGAATGGCTGGCTGGCATGAAGGGCGCTCTGAGCTACACGGACTACAACCGCATTGAAAATGGAATTCAAGAGATTGCAAACATTTTGAACGCATCTGTTTCGGTAAAAACCGATTGGGATGTAAATGGATACCTGACTGTCTCGGATGCTTCTCGCTGGCTTGTGAACATTTCCAACATCCGAGCCAAATGCAGCGGCCCCGGTGGATTGTTCGACACGCCGTCAAGCATGAACAACCTGACATATCAGACCATGAACCTGATTGAAACAATTCTGGCCGAGGTAGAGCGAATCGCAAACGACCACTTGCTTTACTGCTCAGAGCCAATATGCGGAGGTGAACCTTACTATGGTATTTGTTGACCGCAAGGCAAAGTATCCGGGCCGATGGACGATGAAAAAGTCTGACGGCACATCGGAAATTGTCACACTGGTTCGCAACGATGAGCCTGAAGTTGAAGGCACTCCGATGAACGCGGAGACGCTGAACACCCTTTCGGATGTTGCAGGTGCAGACGTTGCGCGTATACAGGCGGAAGCGGCACGAGAAGCCGCGGCAGGAAGCGCCACAGAAGCAGCCAGCTCGTCCAGCGCGGCAGCGGAATCCAAAACGGCGGCGGCGACGTCGGAGGCCAACGCGGCCAAACATGAGGAAGCTGCCAAGAAGGCGGCTGAAGAGGCCGGGGCCAAGGCGGGGACGGATAAGACCCTGAGCATTGAGAACGCACCGGCGGATGCAAAGGCCACCGGTGACGCGCTGGCGGGCAAAGTTGACAAGGGTGTCATCCTCGATGAGGACGGCAACGTGATTTTTTACAGCAAAGCCGCTGTGGATGAGCTGCTGGCGGGGAAGCTCGATTTGACGGGCGGGACGATGGCGGGTAAGCTTGAGTTCGCTTCTTATATGATCAGAGGCGGTTCTATCTTATTGGGCGAAGAAGACGCGGCTAACGCCCCGGGAGAGCCTCTGAACAATCTCGTAATTCGCTCTTGGAATGGCGTTTCTTTTACCACAGATTGCGATAACCAGACCTATACCGGGAAAACGGCTGTTGGTATTGATTGCCGTGAGGGTATTGTTAAGGCCGCAAGATTTGAGGGGAAGATTGACGTCAATAGCATTTATCCTGTCGGCTCGATCTATATGACGGTCGGCGCTGACCCAGCTTCCATATTTGGTGGAACATGGAGGCTGGTGGCTGGCGAACGTGTTTTGATGGGGGCTGGTGGTGGTCATTCCGCAGGAGCCTACGTTGATGCTGGTCTACCCAACATCACGGGTGATGCCT